TGGTACGCAGATGCTTGGAGACTTCCAAAAGAGGAAAGAGCAAAATTAAGGTCAAAAACATTTGAGGGGATTGCGAAGGCTATGGCGATGCAGTGGGCTTCCTAGTATTGTGCCTAACGGTGGGCATAAGAAACGTGGCCTTGTAACCACTTTCGAAATGCGTACCAGCTCATCGGCCATGTTTTTTATGCCGTGTTATATACTGGCGGATTTATTAAGGCAAGCATTTGATTAATAGTACTGAACAAATTTTTAATATTTTTTAGCGTGGGCATTTTTTTTAAACATATTGGGCTTTTTGAAGGGATTGGCGGTTTTAGTTTAGCCGCTGAATTAATGAATTGGGAAACTACTGCCTGGTGTGAAATAAATCCATTTTGCCAACGAATTTTAAAATATCATTTTCCTAAATCGATACCTCATGAAGATATTAGAAAAACAGACTTCACTATTTACAGAGGAGCAATTGACATCATTACAGGTGGATTCCCCTGCCAACCATTTAGCCAGTCCGGAGCGCAAAAAGGAGAAGACGATGAACGATATTTATTTCCAGAAATGTTTAGAGCAATTCGAGAGATTAAAGCCCCGTGGATTGTGGCAGAAAATGTTTATGGAATTACTACACGTAAATTTAGAGAAGTGTTCGAGACTATTTGTTCATCGCTGGAAGCTGAAGGGTACGAAGTTCAACCGGTTATTATTCCAGCTTCAGCGGTCGGAGCTCCGCACGAACGAGACCGGGTTTGGTTTATTGCCTACAATTCAAACGCAGGGTTTGAAAATATGCGACAAAAATGGGAAAACTCAGTTCATAGATTTGAACCTATTGCCAACTCCAACGGCTCACCAACAGAAAACGAAATACAAGCAAGGTGGAACGAGTTTAACGGCAAAACTATTACCAACTCCGACAAACTCAATGGTGACTTATCAGGACTTTATTCAAGCGGGATTTCACAGTTCGAAAAGGCCGGAATATTCGAAAATAATATTACCAACACCAATGAGTTCAGATTGGAAGGGTTCAAAGCAAAAAAGGAAAGAAAACTCACAATTAACGGAAACTGTTGGAGCGAGTTCCCAACTCAATCCCCTATTTGTAGCAGAAATGATGGGATTTCCTTTGGATTGGATGATATTACCTTTTCAAAATGGAGAAATGAAAGCATTAAAGGACTTGGAAACGCAATAGTTCCACAAGTGGCAGTGCAGATATTTAAGGCAATTCAAACGGCTGCCTTAGCAGACGAAGCGCGCTGGCAAAAAATATTAAAACTTTGCCCACAAACTTCAATTAATGGCACTGAAACCGCTTGTATATAACGTTTTGCGTATAAGAGATGTGGCACTTATACGAATGTTTAAATCAAGGCACAAAGCCCAATGTGCCATATCTTTTATACGCTGTTATGTGCTGGGCGGTTTATCAGCACTAAATTTAATTTAAAAACAAAATGATTATTACAGTAAAAATGAAAGACGGTGAAAGACAAAAGCCGATTGTAACTATTGACACAGAAACTTGCTTATATCCATACGCAATTATAGAAGCATTGGAATTAGCTTTAAGACTTGATGGCTATGATGAAAGTACAATTAAGCAAGTTTTTAATCGCCAAAACGATGCAAAGTGTGAACCTGAACCGTCTGCTGATTTAGCACGGTCGTAGCCTTGCACATAACGACTACGTGTATGTTGTCGTTGCGTGATTGAAACAAAAATGTTAAATATAAAAATACAGTAAAATGAAAAAACAAAACTTGGATAACCCACAGGAGCAGCAATGCAATATACACGATGTTAGGCTTTCGTTGCCTGACATTAGGAACAAACTGTCTCCAATAAAAAACTTGATAGCAATGCTTGAAAATGGACTAATGAAAGGTACAATAGAAGTACACCCTTATATACAAAAGGAAATTGAGCAATGTAAAAAAAGCATTGCGTATTTGTCGGGCAATGAAGCCTAACTCGTTTATAATGTCAATTCAAAAAATTGAACCATATGCAACTAACTAAAAGAGAACAAGATATACTCAACAGAATAGAACAATTAATATTTAAAGGTGAGTTAACTAATGCCTTTTTAGTTCAAAATATTGAACTAAGCGGAAGATATTTAAACCTTAAAACAAGATCAGATTATGCCAATGAAAATAACAAAAGCTACAATGGTGTAAAAAATTGTCGTAAAAATATACGCTTGTTCAATGTAAATTTTATAATAGATAACGAATAACCTAAAAATCATGAAAGAATCACTCCAAAGAAGGGTTGCACAAAAGCAACAACAAATAGCCATTGACATGAAAAAAGCAACTAAACATGCTGTACAAAACAATGTAGAAGGATTTATTAAATTTGCTCTACAAGTGAATGACTTAAACTATGAAAAAAAAGTATTGGAAGAAATTATTATTAATCTTTAAATTTAAAATTATGAATGAATATGTAGTATTGGACAATATCGCTGTTAGGGTGATAAAAAAAGAAGAAAAGAAAACACCAGGGGGAATTATCATCCCTGAAACAGTGAATGACAAAGACCCCATACGTGGGGAGGTGGTAATGGTAGGAAAAGGAAGGATGGGTGAAAAAATGCAGGTTAATGTAGGGGATATAATCCTTTTTAACAGGCATATTGGTACAAAAATTAAAACTGATGCAGGTGAAGAACTTATTATCATGCGACAATCAGAAATCACTTTTGGAATGAAAAAATAAAAAATAATATTAACATGGACACAAGAGAACTATATCAGCTACTATCAAACAAAACTCTTATCGCTATTGAAAGAGATTTGGAAATAATTGAAATCTTTGCTGTGAATAAAGGGTCAAAAAAAGAGGTGAAAAAACAACTCAACTATTTGCGATCCGAAATAATTCGAGGTACAAAAAAGGTATCTCTTATAGAAGAAACACTTCAAAAAATGGCACAATGAGTTATTTTTTTACTGAAAAATCAATTATGGAGGAAGGTACAACCATCCTTTATGATAACACCACCTACAAAGAGATAGGAAGGATTAACCCATTATTGCATGATAATTTCACTGCAATAATTACTACAGGAAGAAAAAAGGGAAAACAATTTCATTCCCGGTTTAAATCCATTTGTGAAGGATGGATAGCATCTCATTTTTACCATAAAAAAAAGAAATCATATGCTTACTAATATTTTAATAACTATATTTTTGGTTTGGGCAGGACTAAGCGCAACCTTAGTAAACAGCAAAACATCATACATTAAATTGTGGACTGTATTTTTTCCGGTAGGACTATTGTTATTTTTTATTGTGGCATTGGATGAAGGGTTGAAATTAATTAAGAAGATTTTTTAACCCCTTATTCCCAAAACAAAAAACAGCTATCAGTTAATTGGTAGCTGTTTTTGTTTTAGGTAAGTTCTAAAATTAGTTTTTCTCTCAAGCGGTATATTTCCATCCAATCACATTTCCCTCCAAGGTCTTTTATCTTATTAGCATAGTTAAGTCGCTTTTCTATTGTTCCTAAGTCCATGAGATTGTGTTCTTCGGGGGTGAGCAGGATTATGTTTTGTTTTACGAGCCTGTAGAGGGGATAACTTTTCTTATTTAGTACATGAGCAAACAAATTTGGGAAATAAGGGGTTCCTGCATATTGGTCTAAAGATATTCCTGTCAAAAAAGATTTATGAACCCTTTCTTTCCATATCTCATTGAACATTGCCAATTCTCCTGTAGGTTTTTTAATCTTTGTTTTAACCTTTCCTGTTTTAAGCCTAAAAACATTTGAACAATATTCACATAAACCGGATGAAAACAAATACCTTGGCCTACCACATCCATATCCCTCTGCCTTGCCGAACCCCTTACATATTTTTTCTTTGCGTTGGATCATATTTTTTGTATGTAGTGAATTAAATTTTGTTTTAATTTCCATTATTTTAAGTTTTAAATGTTTGACTACGTTAATATTCTTTTGGCAATTGCTCAATAATTTTCTTAATAAGATCTTCATTAGGCTGAAAATCTTTCTTAATACTTACATTAGCTGCCCTGGTTTTAGATGTAGAACGAGGAAATTTATAGGTTACCTTTCCCATGTTATCTGGTAGTTCAAGTTCATCCCATCTGCCATCAGATGCTTTTTTTATGAACAGATTTAATATCTCTGTTCTTTTTTCATCCAACACCTTGATATAGTTTCTGAATATTTCATCTTGTTTGGCCAATACCAATTCATCAGGGGTTGCCAATATCTTATTTTCAGGAGTTTCTTTCTCCATGAATTTTTCAGATACATAAGCAGGATAATTCACCTCTTTGTTTCCCAAAGGTTCACATTCATTTATCACCTGTTGCGCTCTTTCGGCTGTTTCGAAATCCATTATCTTTTCTGCTTCGTTTCTCACCGCAATAGCTTGTCTTGCCCATCTCACTTTTTCCATGAACCCATTACCTTGCTTTAACATAAACTGGATAAAGGGTTCATTACGTTCAAATTTATTCACCTGGAAGATATTGGATCCTATTTTTACAGGTATTTCTGCATAGTCTGATTCTGATACAAGCATTTGAAGTTGGACTTGTGCTTGGTAACTTTTTGGTAAGATAAAATTTCCTGAATTGTAGGATTTAAAAAATATATCACAAATAGTATAATCAGCTCCATAGTCTGTTCCATTATTTCTTGCTACATCGGTGGACATTGTTTTAGCCTCTACAGGGAACCCATTACTTTGTTCTCCTGTTATCAAATTAACACTTCCTTTTCTTGCCCAAAAATCCAATGAAACAAAGAAATTACGATAATCCGGATTAACTAAATATCCTTTTACTTCATCTGCCCTTCTGAAAAGAATATCATTCTTTTGTTTTTCCCTATATGATTTGACCCATATCTCATAATCTTTAATATTAAATTGATCCACTATTTTTGAATATTCCAATACCGGATCATTTCTTAATGCAAGATCAAGTTTTTTTGATATTTCAATATATCCTTCAGGTGTATTATCCCAACATTCCCAAAGTTCTTTTACATCATTCTCACCCCTTCTTCCAAAAAACATAGCTGCATTGTCATAACTCTTGTCAATTGCTTTTTCACCTATCTTTTGGTCAAATTTCTGTAAGCAAACATCATATTTCCATGTAAGGTAAAGTATTGTGCCTATCTCTGATGCCCCTATACCTCCATCATAGGCTTTTTGTCCATAAGGAGCTGCCTGATCATCTGTTAGTCCTAAGGTTCTAAATAAGAACCAATCATCACTGTGTGTGGGGATGTTGTAGTTTAAAAGTTTTTTAAATATGTCCATGTTTTTTTTAACCTTTTACTTGTTCCAATACATCACCAGGCTTTACCTCTTTTTCATGTAATTCTATTAACTTATCCATATTATAGAACCCATTATCTTTGCATCGTTCCTTTTCTTCCATCACAAGATTATACCAATGAAGCCAATTAAGGTGTTTTACATCCCTTTCTACATATCTTTTAAAAGCAGATAGGTCTGCATTGCGTTTAGCCTTGTAATCATAGGACATCTTACAAAATTGAACCCACTTTTCAGATAGTTTTTCAATCTCTATCTTAAAACCTATAGTAAATTCAATCTTATCCCCATTAACGATTAAATAATTATATTTTAACCCTTCATATTGGCCAATCAAATTATTTAATCGTTTAGCAGATTTTTTTTCTAAAATAATCTGATGGTTCATTTTTCAAATCTTGTTATTTCAAGTTTTATCAGGGCAAGTTCTCCATCGTTACATTTGTAGGCGAAATCAGATAAATCAAGAAATTTGTTATATCTCTTTTTTATGATCTTAAATATCTGTTCATCGGTAACATCTGATCTTATATCCCTCAATGCCTTCAGTACATTAAAAGCATCTTCCTTTAACCTGTTATCCGGGTTCACCTCCTCTTTTTTTTCTTTAACCACCTCTTTTGACACCTTATTCTGTCCTGTGATCACAACCTTTGTTCCGGTAACTAAGGATTCTATTATGGATTCAAGAGGTACATCGTTATTCCATAATTTGACAAAGATAAATTGTATGTCATCCTTGCCTGATATGCCTATTACATCGGCTTGCATGAACCCCTTATTCGAGTTAAACATCACATTTTTGCTTGTGAAATCAACACCTGAAGCTACCGGGAAACAAATACATTTTGATTTGCCATCTTTGGTGTTGGCTATATAAGCATCATCCACACTCTCCACTGTGGTTTGTTTTGTTTTGGATGTAGTGGGTTTATCTGGATTAATAATTACTCCTTCAGGAAAAGGATTCATGTCTTCTAATTCTTTATATCTTTCAGCAAAAACTTCTTTATTAAAAGTACCCTGATACGTTAATGCTTCACCTTCTTTTACCTCTAATGTCATTCCTTGTGGATATAATACAAATACATGCTTCTTATTTACAGGTGTTGCCAAAATAGATGCCAGTTCGTCTTTATCGAGCCATTTTATGTGATCAATAATAAGAATTTCTGTATCCCCCGATTTTGTTGTTCCCATAATTTCATCCCCTATATTTATATCATAGGTGAAATTTCTTTTTGCTGTAAACAGATAACAATCTTTCCCTTCCTTTGTCTGTTTAACCTCAGAATTGTAAAATAGGGTAATGTATTTATCGTAATTCACCTCATTACCATCTATCACCTCTATTGAACCATTATCATTAATTTTAAGACTATATTCAGAAGAAGTTCGCATATTCAGAACAATGGCTGAATTAGGAAATCTTTCATCCCATTTTTCATTTTTAATAAGATTGAAAACAGCTTCATCCTTATTTTCACTTTCAAAAGCCTCAATTATTCTTTGTGCAAGGGCTAATGTTTTTGTAGGTTTAAAATCTTTTCCAATATCATCTTTTGAAAGATAACCCTGTGCAAAGATATATTCCCATGCTTCACCTTCATTTTTAAGATTCATATCATCCAAAGAACGAGTTTCCTTTTTTGGCTGTAACTGACTTTCTTCCTTTTCCCTATTTACAATCTCATTTATTTTGTCATTTATTTTGTCATTTATTTCATCAATGGAGGTAATGGGTTTCATACCATCATTTTCTACCGAAGTTTTTCTTTTTTCAACCCTTGAACCCATTATTTCATCTGCCCCGGCAAGCACATCATCAATACCTACCCCTGCATGGGCTAAAGCCTTTGATATTGCCCTTGTTTGTGCTGTGGACAATGCTGTTTCTATTGTACCATATTCGGAGTCATCAAGAGCCTTAAAATAGCTTGCTTCATATACCTCTTTCGGATAAGGGGTTTCACTTTCTTTTCTTAACCAATTAAATGTTACCCTAACAGATACAAGCCATCCTGGTATTGCTTTATCATTGTTATAAAGTGTTTCAAATTTTGTTTCTTTAAAATAAACACTGTATGTGTTATCTTCCCGGATTGCTTTTAGTCTTTCTGATGCTGAAGCAACATGAATTGTTGCATTACCTTGTTTTATTTCTATTGTCTTTACCTCATTTGATTTCATGTGTGTGTTTTTTAATTATTAATTATTTTAAACCCCTTATTCATTCTCATTTTTTCTATTTCCATGCCTCACCTTTGTTTTCAAGGTTTTCATTCACTTTTTCTATTTTCCATTTTTTATTATTAATAGCAACAACTTTGTCATCTACTTCGACATAATATATAACCTCAAGATAATTGTTAATAGAAAATCCCAATATTTTACCATTTGTTATATTTCTGGTAGATTTAATTGAACTTATTAGTATGCCAAGTGTAGGTTCTTGATTGTGCGCATTAATAATAGTTCCTTTAGGAAAGAAGCCACTTGCAAAAGCTGATGAAACAAAAGAAATAATGTTTCTTTGATCATCTTTTAAACTTTCACAAGAACTATGCAAATTAATTATATCAGTCTTAAAATCTTTTGTGATACCTTGTAAATCTCGTATAGTTGCTCTTAAATACTCAATTTCGTTAAAAAGAGAATTCATACCCTCTCTTAATTTTCTTTTTGTTTCCATTACTATTGTTTTTAATTATTAATTAGTTTAAACCCATTATTCATTCACCACTTCTATATTCCAAGCACTACTATAAATAGTTTTGATTTCTTTTCCGTTTTTAACATAATACATCAACTCAAAATCATCTGTAATCTTATGACCCAATATTCTGCCACTACTTATTTTTTCTGTAACATACAAACGTTGTGATCTTGCTTCTCCTATTGATCTTAATGTAATTAACGGTTTTTTCTCCGCATTTACAAAGGTTCCTTCCATTAAGATAGTTCCTAATAAATGATTTTTAATAAAAAACTTAAAATTATTATTAGTTTCTTTTAAAATATTAAACCGAGAACCTAAATCTTGTATGTATTCGTTTAAATTTACAACTTCTCTTTCAAGTTTTTCTATACTAACTCTTAGTTTTCTTTTTGTTTCCATGATTATTGTTTTTAAATTATTATTTTATTGAACCCCTTATTCCTTAAAATGGCAAATCATCTGATTCTTCCGGCATATTAGGTCTTTCTTTTTTTTGTTCAGCAGATGGCTTTTTATCAAACTCACCTGAACTCAATGATTCAGCATATAAAGGATTATTCTTTTCAAAATCTTTCACCTTTTCATCCACCTCATTTTGTTTTTCATTGATAATTTGTTCTTCTGTAACCCCTGTATTGTTCATATAGTTTTTCCATGCCAAGAACATATCAATGTATTCTTCCACCTTAAATTGCTCTACCACCTGATCAGTAATTTCTTTTCCTGCATCAATATAAGCATAGGCAAGAGGTGATCTGGCTATTTTTAATGCCTTATGAACCCTGTCTGAAAACCTGTTGTCGGTTTTATCATAAACCTCTGGATTAATAAGAATCATTTTATCCAACCAAACTTCATCTTTTATCCTTTTTGACTGATCTATGTCAGTTGCAAGAATTGTGGTAATTGACATTAACCCGGCTTTTGTTGCTACCCACAACACCCTTTTCATAGATGGTTTTTTATCAATTTCCTGTACCATATGAGCAACCACCTGATCGCAATCTCCAAGAATCTCTATTTTACCTGAAGGGCTAAACATAGCTATCTTGTTCTGCTTATTAAGAAATTGAGTGGAATAATATGACCCACCATTTGTTCCATGATTATTGTCAAAGCATGTTAATTGCAATGTTCTCCCGATAAGAACACCTTCAATTGTCTTTTGAAAGTTTACCGTTTTTTCTCCATCGTAATATGTGAATATTGCAACATTGTCTTTGTATTTTACATCCACACGATAATCAGGGGTTAATTTTGGATAATTTTCACCACCATGTTGACTATCTTTTAATTTTTCTTTCCATGTACTCATTATTTTTAAGTTTTAAATTGTTTATATAATTGAAAATTTATTTTGTAACCCTTTATTCTAATATATTGTTAATACTAATCCTCTTGATTTTTTATCTATTGACCATCCGTCTGGAATGGGTTCAATAAAATTAGTGTTATCATCTTTAAGCCATCCATATTTTACCATTAAGTCCATAGGAAATTGTTGCATATTAGGGTAGTCAAAGGTTTGTTTGCTTAACCGGATGAAATGAAACCCTATTCTTAATGGAAATTCCTTACCCTCTCTTAATTGATCAAATAGTTTCTTTTGATATTTCCACCATTTGAATGATAATGCCTCATATTCCATACATGCCCTTGATTTAATTAGCATCCTTTTATTGCCATTGGTAATTATCCTTTTAGAATTCTTACTACTGGTTACTGAATAAGGAATGTATATTTTACCCTGCTGCTTGTATTCATTTATTTTGTACATGATGAAGGTTTCTTCCATTTGCATTGGTATCCTTCTTTTTACCCTTTTACCTTCTACCATCTTTTCAAATTCAGGAAGTTGTTTCTGTGTTTTAAACCCCTTACCGTCAAATGCTATTTTCCCTGTCTTTAGTGCTTCCCTAAATTCCTCCACACTATAACTTGTTTTTCCGTTGCTCATTAAATTTATCTTGTTTATTATACATTAAATGTTCGTTTAACAAATCTCACTAAATTATCGTATTTACCTCTTTTATCGAGGTTAAAATCATAGTATCTTTTCTTTTCAGGGAATACATCCACCTGGTAATCATTCTTTGTCAACCTGAAATGCCATGCTTTAATAAAATTAAGGGATATATTACCCTTTTCACAAATCTTCAACAAATCGAATTTATCTCTTTGCTGCTTTTCTTTTTTTTTCTTTAACTTATCGGAATCGGGAATCATAATTAATTCATATGTATGGTAAAAACATTATACTTATAATCCAATATTATAACCTGAACCACTGCCTTTACTCTGCCAACATATATAACATCATCAATCACCATCACTAATGTGGCAACCTCATTATATTTTATTGGCTTTGTAAATGTTGTCATAATTCAAATTGGCTTAAATCATTTAATTGTAAATAGTCTACAATATCAATCTGTACATCTTTAATTTCAAATTGGTATATCTGTTTTGTACTTGCATCTACACATATCACTGTTGGTACTTCTAAAATATCCCTTTTTAATCCTTCTGAACCCATTATTTCCCTTGTTTGCTTTCCCCAACGAAGGAAATATGCAGGTTTATAGACAGGCTCGGTGGCTTCTAAGGCATTAATTTCTCTTGCCATTCGATCATGTTTTTCATAATTGGGTTCCCTTAATAAGGCCTCTCTCATTTTATCCAAACGAACCTCTTTCTCATTATAATAAATCATATTTATCTTGCCTATACTCATAGCTTATACCCTGCTTTGTTTTTCAATAAAGTTAAAGTTTTTTCTGTGAAATGAACAAATTTATGCCCTTGTCTTTTTCCTGATATGGAAATAAAGGGTTGCACAAAATCAATTTTATCTGCAAACTGATTAACACTTGCCAATGATTTCCATCCCATAAGGTCTGTAAATTGTCCTAATTCACATATATTATATGACATAAGGGATGCCACCTCTTTATTGGTTAGCTTCAGTTCTCCCCTGTCAATCTTTTGTATTGATGTGAGAAGTTTCTTTGGCCGTTTAACTTTTGTTATTTCAAATACATCAGCATCCACCAATTCTCCCTGGTCAACCTCTTTTTTAGGTTTTAACCCCTTATCCGGCTTTTCCTTTTTCTTCCCTTCCCAAAAGGTGTCTATTATATTATTCATCTGGTAAATAGTTGTTTTTAAATTTATTATCTAAATATTCAATATACATTCTAAACTCCCTGTTCGTTTCTATTAAATTATTCACTGTTTTACAGGCATGTAACACTGTGGCATGGTCTTTATCTCCATATTGCTGTCCTACCTTCTCCAATGATGTCCTTTTTATTAATTTCATGGCAAAATACATAGCTATCTGCCTGCACTGAACCACCTCTCTCTTTCTTGTCTTTATTAATATACTGTCCTCTTTAAGCTTAAAATATGATTCCACCTCTAATTTAATAATGTTGTAATTTATCTTCTCTATCCGGTCTGTTTTAGTAAAGAGTAAAACATTATCCCCTTCTTTTATACCCATTATTTTGTCAAATAACTCGGCTTTGTCCAATAATGATAAGGCTTTTATTTCTGATTTATTATAGATAATCTTTTGCTTACCATGAAAAACTACAAATAAGGGGTTCGATGTCCATGCCTCCTTCATGCTGTTTAGAACACCCTTATAAACCCCACCATTGTCCTCCGCTATTATCTTGTATTCCCTATTGAACCCTTGTACTCCCTTACTTTTACTTATTAAGCTTAGTATGTTCATCACTCTTATGTATTAGATAATTAAAAAACAAGACACCAATATATCCCATGAACCATAATAATTTCTTTTACCCCTACATTTTTTCTTAAAAATGAATTTATGTTTTCATCTAATTTTAGATTAGCAACTAAATCTGTTTCAATAACCACACCTTGTTTAGTGTAATTTTCTGGACACCTTAGTATTATCCAATTATGGGTTAGGTTGCATTTAAGATATAGTTTAAGGTGTTCGGCATAATTAGATTCTATAAATTCTAAAACCTCTTTTCCTGACACTGGCTTAATTTCTTTTGTAGGTAAAACTTCTGTTATTGCTTTATTAATTGCTTTATAAAAATGTTTAAAATCCATAGTTGTTAGCCATCCATCTCTATTAACTGCATATTCAAACCATAGATTATCCGCTAATACCCTTATTTCTTCTTCTTTCATGTTATTATTTTTTTAACCCATTATCTAATACACCAACCATCAAATATTTGCCTTTCAAAATCATCTTTGGCAACTATTAATCCTTCTTTTCTTTTTAAACAACGCATCCAATGATATGATACTGATGCAATACCTCTTTCAACCCTTTCTCCACAATGATTACATATAAGATAATCACCAAACACCTTATCTTTTTCAAAAATTGTTTTAAAATCTTCCATTTCATCGTTATTTAATAAATAATTTAATCATCAATCCATTCTTCATACTCCCATAATTCAGAATTATAGTTATCATTACGATTAAAAGAAAATACAGATTCCTCATATCTTAAAAACCGTTTTTTATATTTAACCCTTTCTAACCATCGTGTTTCATCATCAATAGTTAATGGAAACCATAAAAATTTAGAAATAATCTTTTCATCTCCATAATTATGTCTTTTTATTCTCATGTTGCTTAAAATAAAAAGGCAAGAAACAGGATTATTTTCCCCAGGTTATAGCTCGGTCGGCTATATGTATCCTGCTTCTTGCCATAGTTGAATAACATTTTTACTATTATTAGAGAGTGCTAAGATATGAATAAATATTTATTTACAAAACTTTTTAGTCAAAAAAAATCCCCTCCATTAAATGAAAGGGATTCTTAACTAACATGGAAACAAATTAACGAACTAATAAACCTACTATAAATCCGGTTAACCCCCAAAAAGAATTGCGTTCATAAACCTTCTTTGGTGGAGGTAAAATATATAAACTTTGTGCTGATGTCATACTTGCATTTGGATCCGCTAAGGTAAAATCAACTACTAATGTTTTTGGCTTCATCAACCCCTGACGTTTCCAATATTGGTCTGAGGTAAAGGCTACCTGATAAGAATGGGTAAAACTAAGTGTGTTTTTATGAATAATTCCATTCATAGTTAAAAATGAATCATCATAATTAAATACCCTTGATTTAAGTGTATCACCACTTGATGTTATTGTTATAGTGTCATATAGAGTTACTGTATCACTTTTTATAACTGATAACTGTCCTTCTAAATGTGAAACAAGGTTTTTGTAACCCCTTATTTTCTTTTCGAGTTCCTTATTGTTTTCAAAAAGGTTATCTGCCTGGTCTTTTGCCTGTGATGCTGTAAGGGCATAAGAATCTCTTTCTGCTATTATTCGGCCCCTTTCGTCTGTTTGGTTTCTTATTACTTTGTTACTTACCTCTATAACGTTGTTTAAACCCCTTATTTCGCTCTTTAGCTTTGAACGGTAGTTTATACCAACGAGGATAAGAAACATTGCCAGTGCTAAAAAAAACCATATCCTGATGTTTATTTTTACGTTCATGATCTATTCTTTATTTTTTCCAAACTCATAATTTAACCCATCAATAAAAGATTGTGATAATCCTGCACAAAAAGACTTATTTACAGGGTCTAAGTCAGAATGCTGTTTTACATCTAATACACCAAACTTAGTGTATAAGATAAGCAATAACTGTTTTACCTTATTTAACTGAACATCTGTAAATTTTCCTGAATTCCCAATAAGACAAACCCCTATACTTCCTTCATTAAACCCCTTTACATGTGCGCCATCTTCCAAAATATGCCTCCCTGTTTCTATTAATCCATCGTAAAACGAATCATAGGGATTAGTATCTATCTTCCCATTAAGAACAACAAAATGATAACCTAATTCATTCCACCCCTTTGCTCTATGCCATGAACCTAATAATTCAGCATTGCCATAAGAACTATCCGAACAATGTAAAACAACTAATTTTTCCATAATATGTGTGTGTTAGTTAATAATTCATGTTTTGGTTGTACCTCCAATAGTGGCAAGAAGGGTTATAAGTCCTGATAAAACACCACAAATAGCCACTATCCCTGTTACATCATAGTTTTTGTCATGTAACTGTCCATAGATATATACTAAACCCATTATTGTGGAAAGAATAATAACAACAATTGCTGTCAATAATGAGATAGTCCTTTTGGAAGATGTATTTCCTTCTCTGTCTTGTAATAATTCACTTCCCACTTCGTTGTGATATGTTAATTAAGTTTATAATAGTATCATTTAACCGATCTATTTTACCTGACACCTCTATCCTTACATCTTCAATCTTACTACTTAGAGTATCTATACTTGAACTAACCCTTGATATTTGGGATTCAACAGCTTTAAACTGAATATCATTCTTCTCATTATGGTCTTTAAGCCTCATTTTTTCAGCATCCATAAGTTCTTTATTTTGTTTTAACATCAATTCGTGCATCTTGAATTGTTCATCAACAAAAGATTTATCCGCTTTTTTATTAAACAATTCAGAAATATCTTTTTTCCTGTCTTTGTTCATAATGTAAAGATACGATAAAATAGATACAGCCATTAATATTGCTGATATAGCTACTGTTGCAGTAGGAAGGAATGGAATATTAAGCATAGTTTATTATTATTTTAGAATTTACCCGGTATAGTATGCATCCAGGAACACCTTTATTGCAGCAGCTAAAGCAGCAGCGGAGGCAGTAGAAGGGGTTGATACATCTGTATAATCAAAATCAATAATTTCAGGTGCTTTTATGTTATTACCTGTAGGACAAACAAGGTAAACCCTTGTACCCTTGTATCTTAATCTTAACCCTTCCTTTGGAATTATGTCCACATCTCCTGTAGCATGGGTTATGGTTAAGAAATTTGTTGAATCTGTTATTGTTTTTGCCATAGTCTTTTTTATTTAAAAGTAATCAAAATTTTTAAATTAAGGTATATAAATACTACTTGACTTTGTTTCAGGCTTATCATAATATAATTTATTATGATATTCCATCAAGTCCTTATCTTTCCATAGTTTTTTTAATTTATCAGCATAGTCATCTATTGCTTTTTTTATTTCTTCTTTTTTACCTTCATCTGTTTCATTTCTATAAGCAACCAATAATGCATTTAATTCCTTGTAATCATCATCTTTACCTAATTTATATTTTTTAGCATTATCTACAACCCATTTAACATCCTTATTACCATAAGGAGAATCATAGGATTCTTTAGCTAAACCAGTTAATTCCCATCCTATTTTGTCTTTTGCAGTTTCACTTCCTATATTGCTCAATCTTATTCCAAAATCTCCAAAATAAGAAAATGTACCTTTAATAAAATAATCAACTTGTCTTGGATCAAAACTATCTTTTGATAATTTTTGTCCTAATTTACCTAACCTACTTGACTGTTCTGTTTTCCTTAATCTAACATCAATATCTTTTTCATATTCTGGAATAATATTTTGACCTCTAAATGCATCATAATTGCTTGTTAAGGATTTAACCGACCCACTATTTGTAGTTATTCCTGTCATATCAATAGGAGATAGTCCTTTGGTAATAAACTTAACATAATCAGAATCAAATTGATCTTCTAATTTATCATCCAATACCGCTGCATCAACAAACCTACCAATTAACGAAGCCATAAGACCTACCTCAAAAGGTTTGGGAATGGTAAGCCAGTGAATCCTTTTCATTCCTAATTTATGAATTGGAATATTATAAAATAAATCCCTCCTATAATTTGGTAAATTTTTATATTCTTCAATAATATCATCATCCTGATTTCTTATTAATAATGTATTAGCTATTTGTGGTAACATGGCGTAAATTAAAAATTTAGCTGTAAACTGACCTGGATGCTTATGCATTGTTTTAACCAACTTACTGAAACCCCTTATTTTAGCATTAGTGAATGGTAACATATCATTTAGAGCAACCACATAACCCCCTATAACCTTAAAATCTAATAAATCTCTTGCCTCAAACGCTGCTTTTAACTTAGCGTCATAATCACTATATCCCTTTTTTTTATAATGATCATAAACATTATAAAATTCTTCTATTCTTGTTTTCTTTTCTGAATTACCAAGTAACTTATCATACATTTTAGCTAAATCTGATGGCTTAACAAATATTGTATTTTCAGTTTTAGCCTCTTTCATTGTTTTTTGAATCATGTCATAATAAGAACCTTTATTTCTTAAATGATAACCAAATTGTCCTCCACCAAAAAGTTCATAATCATTATATCCTTTTGTTTTATTTCTAAAATTACTAAACTTAGGAAATAAACTACTTATTACTAACCTATTTTGAAAATCTCTAATTCTGTTTCGTACTTGAAATGTGGGAAATTTAGTAACAGAAGGTCTTAATATTTTAGCATACGCTGTAAATATTAAAGGTAAATCATGCGATATATCGTGTATCCCTATTAATGATTCATATATATCAGGACTAAACCTCCAATATTCTTTTTCCCCTTTAACATATATAGGAATAGTATAAGAATCTTTACTTTTTACCCTAAATCCTATTTCAGCTAAATCCATCACATCACCTTCCCTCATACCTCTTTGAATTGTAAGCATATCCCTAAAGGCCACCATTGCCTCATTTCTTTTTGCATCCTTCATTATTTCATAGGTAGAGTTAATTAAAGCAACATAAGGATCCACCATATCTCTCGAACTCCCCTTTAATCTATGAATAACTTCCTTAACATTACCAATAGAACTCGTTCCATCTGAAAAAAATGCATTTTCAAAAATATCACCACCTATTTCTGTTTGTTTTATTCTTGCAAAAGCAATGTATTCAGCATTTAATTCTTTAATTAAATCATATTGTTCTTTTGAAATACGCCCTTTTTCAACTGCAAATAAAAGATTATCATTAGCAAAATCCTGATACCTTCTTTTTAATTCATCATATATTTCTTTTTTATCGGGATTATTTTTAATTATTTGATCATATTCTTTTATAATATCCTTAGCAACTAAATAATCATTTCTTTTTTTACCCTTTACTCCTAAACTTATTCCTGATACATCTAAATGAGTAAAATCATATAACTTTTTATCTTCAGGTTTAATATCATTGAATTTCATTTCTTCAATTAACTCACGTACAGTCATATTCCCATCTACATCTGTTCGAAGTATTTTTGTTTCTTTTTTTAATAATTCAGGAAAATTCTTTAATACTTCTTCAGGAGGTAATTTACCTTGTTCAATATCTTCTAATATTTTTCTTTTTGTTAATCTATCAACAAATTCAATAGTTCTATCTGCTATCATTCTATTAGTATTAATAGCAATATCCTTTTCAAATTCTTTTCCTTTTGCTGGTTCAAATAACCATGTCCTTGTCTTTGGCATTCCAGTTTTTTCATCTATCTTTCTTTTCATCTCACCATTTACCATCCCTTTCTCCATAACATTAAAAAAAACATCATCATGCCCCAATGTTAACCTTGATAATATTTCAAAATCTTTATGTGGTAAAACAGATTCAACCCCCTTCACTTTCATTGCTTTTCTAAACCCATCTTCTCCATGAAAATACTGATTATCAACACGTGTTAGAAATGATGCTTTACTTTTAAAAGGTTCTATTAAAAATTTTGGAAATATTTTTCTTGCTAACGACCTTTTTTCTGGATTAGATGAATGAATAATAGAACTAACAGATGATATTTTAGTTGCACTTAATAAGCCCCTCATTTGATTACTAAAATTACCAATAACATCTTTTGTTGACTTATCAACCTTACTATTATATAAATCATATATTAACGCACTTTCTTTTGCTGCTTCTGGGTTTAAAACAAATACACGCAACCATTCTGCAAATCCTTCTTGCTGTTTATATTTTAATTTTTCTGCTTTACTAACTCCCCTTGGAGGTCTTGACCCTCCTGCCCAAAATTTTGATAATTCTTTATTAAGGTTATTATCTACATTATCTAATAATTTATATACATCATCTAAATAATGACCTACTTCATGTGATATAACTTCAATATTATTAGCCTTTTTAATAGCTATTAATGAACTTGAAGGACTATAATATCCTGCTACATTACGCTTCATAACAGAATATCGTATTTTCTTTTTCAATCCATTGGCTAAATCAGTTAATATATTTCTAAGTTTCGGAACTTCTTGAAAATCTACATTATCTATCGGAGATGGTTCTGCCTCGTATTTTTTACCAGAAGATTCAACATCTGACAATAAGTCCCCTTTATTCCTCTCCTTCTTCAGCTTATTCAACTCCCCCCTTAATTTTTCAAGTTCAACAGGGTTGTTCTCATTATTTACCCTTTCTTGTAAATCATCTATTCTTTCTTCTGTAGTGAGTTCCTTCTTTTCTTTTGAACCCTTTACCTCCTCTTTTTTCTCTGTAATGGGTTCCTGCTTAACTTCCGGTACATTAGCATTCTCAGGAAATAAATCATTCCCTTCTTTTAACCCTTGTCTTGTCTTAATTCTTCCCTCTACTGCTTTTACAAAATCTTTTCCTTTTTCTGTTATTATATAATCACCATATATTCCTGTTATATCATATTCTATGAACCCATTCTTTTCAAGTTTATCCTGCATGGTTTTACTTAATCCTTCTTCAAATGCATCAACAGGTTCTCCTTTACCATATTTATTATAAAGAAAACCGGCTTCCATTTCCTTCATACCCCTATTCTTTGACACCTCTTTTATAGCAGTTGTTTTGCTTACACTTACCTTTTTGTTAGGTGATAATTCCTTACCCTTAATAATGGGTTTCTCTATCTTTTTTGAACCCTTTACTTCCCCTTCTTTTCCTTGTATAACAGGCTTTTCTATTTTTTCCTTATCTAATTCCTTATCTTTCTCTATCTTATTTTGACCCTCTATTTCCTTTTCCTGTGTAATGGGTTCAATAGTTTCTTTACCATATTCTTTATTCCATTTTTCTACTATTTCTTTTGACCCCTTACTTTCCATTGCTTTATCAGAAAATTCTTGTAGTGTTCCATCTTTTTTTACAAGATTAACTTTACCATCTATTACAGTATAATCTGATTCACCTGCCTTTATAGTTTTTAATTCTGAACCCTCTATTTCCTCTTTTTTCTCTGTAATGGGTTCAGCCTCTTTAATTTCTTCTTTGGGTTCTGTCTTAACTTCTTCTACCTTTTCTGATTCTTTGGGTTTAATATCTTTTCCCTCTCCTCTTTCGGTAATCTGGCTAACTTCAACCTCGTTTGCAAGTTTAACCTTTTCTGTGGAGAATTCTCCTCTTTCTGCTTGTTCATTGATTCTATTATTTAAGTTAGTAATTTCTTCACCTAATATTTTTTGCATTGATTCTATCTGTTCTGTTGTATATTCTCGCTTAGTAGCATCTTTCATTGCTTCTAATTTTTTATATTCATTATATAATAAATCAGATGCTTCTTTTAATCTTTCATTTACAACAGGTTCATTATTAGATATTTTATCTAATGTTTCCTCCACTGATTCAGATATATTAAGATCAGGTTCTTTCTCTAATTTCAATCTTTCCTGTACCTCTTTTATTTTTTCATCATATTCTAATCTTTCTTTCTGAACTTGCTCTTTAAATTCTTTTTTAACTTCTTCTCTAACTATTGGTTTTAATTCTTCTGGTTTATTTATTTTTTCACCTAATTCTACCTCTAACTCTTTTATTGACTTAATAATGGGTTCAACCTTTGCTTTTACTGTTTCCTCACCTAATGTTTCTTTTTGACTTTCAATATAATCTCTTTTTTCTTTTAGAATATTAATATCATCCTGTATTGCCCTTGTTTTTAGTAACCCCTTATCTGTATTATTTACAGTGTTGTTAATTTTGTTTTTCCAATTAGCCTTTTCTTTGTCGCTTAACCATCCACTTTCATCAATAGCTTTAATAAATTGTTCGGGATTTTTTGTTACCTCTTTAGCCATTGCATTTATCAAAATGGTATTGTCAATAACATTCTTAGCTAATACCATTTCATTTTTTACTTCTGCATCCTTTTCTGTTGCTATTTTCTCCCCTAAATCTATTGATTGTTTCCTTAATTTTTTAGGGTCAATATCCATTTGAGAAATAGCCTCCACCGCCTTATCTGATGATGTTAAAAAGGCTGTATATGCTTTTTTATTCATAGACCTATTCATCACATCAATAGACCCACTAAGCATATCTTTTGCCCCAAATGCAACACCCATACCTGCTGCACTCAATACATTTTGAGATGTTATTTGTCCTGTTTCCTGATATTCTGTAATAGCTGCATCTGCACCAAATAAGACACCTGATGCAATAGAAGAAGTTGTTGGAGTTAATATAGGAGCAGCCTTTAATCCTTTAAATAAATCCCCTACCTGTCTTCCTGTCAAACCAAGTGCCTCATATTTTAATCCTTCCATATATCCCTTACCAAAACCCATTGCTTTTTCAGGAATTGTTTCACCATGAACTGATTCCTTCATCCCTAATAACACCGGAAATTTAGGAATATGATTAATACCATATTTAGCTAATTGTGCAATTTTCATTTCAGGCATAATTGGTAATGCCATTAAGTCTGGTAATATATGCCCAACACCTCCTGCAAATGACCCAAAAGCATCATCAGGAGCATCCCAATCACCACCTATATTTTCAACCATATCAGCAGCCTTGCCTAATGTTGTTTTCTCATCCCCTTCATGTATATGATCCCATATTTCCCTTACTGATTTTAACCCTGCCTGAACATCTTCATCATATTTTTTGTTTTTAGCCTTTTTTATTGCACCAGGTACAGAATAATCATCAACCGTTCTCATAAGTCCGGCAATACCACTCTGCACATTCTTAGCAAATGTCATTAAATATGAATTAGGAACACCACTACCAATCCCTTTTTCATATTTAATAGCTTCTTTTAATCTTTCATCCAATATTTCCCTTTCACCATCTCTTAATTTTCTTTCAATATTATCATTATCGCTAAATCCTATTACAGAACCCCTTATTCCCTTATAATTCAAATAATCTTTAATAGTGTTTATTTCAGGTTCTAATTCAGGCATAACAATATCATTCTGAACCCTTGTACTTGATTGAGGTTGAATTGATTCTTGTTCTAATTCAGGTAATTTTTGAATAAATTCATCTCTTGCAGTTTGGTATTCACCAACTTTAGGAAAATCCATTTTTTGAAATGGATTAATAGGTAGTTTACTTGCTGATTGTGATTGTGATTGTTCCCCTTCCAATCCTTCTAATGAAGCTTGCGAAATGGGTTCTGAAACTTCTTCCTGAACACCAAGACCTGATCTTGCCATACCTCCATGACCAAATGGAGATACTTGAGAGGGTTGTTCGATTTGTTCTTTTTTTTTTAACCCTTGTTCGTATTGTGGATATTTTTTTAAAATAGCTTCTACAAGTTTATTATCATCAATATCTTTATATACAGGATATTTTTCTTTTATTGCCTTTGCAAACTGTTCAACCGTATATTTATTGTCGTTATCCATTATTGATTATTTAATTAAATCTAAAACACCCATTGGATCTTCAGTATCTTCTTCACTTTCTTGCTGTTTAGTTTCCTTCTTTTTTTCATCCTCCCAGTAATACCCCTGATCAGGATTAGAATCAGGTGCAGTAATTTGTTTTAATTCAGATGCATTATTTTGATTATAAGGTATTAATACAGTTCTTGTTTTTTTCTTTGTTTCACCATCTACCTTAACTTCTACTTCTGTTGTACCCATTATCCATTTGTTAGGCTTAGTTTTTGACTGATAAAATGTTTTTGGATTAGTAACCCCATCTTTTGTAGAATATTTACCATATACCATATCAAATATTCTATTTAATTCCTTTTCTTCAATTTCAACAACGCCATCAACTTCTATTTTCTTTAAATTTTCAACATCAATTTTTTCATCAGAACCGAGTGCGGATAACATAATCATACCATCATAATCTGCATGATTAATATCCATATACTTACCACCCTTTTTAAGTTTATCTTGTTTTTTTGCCCTTATCTTACCTAATGAAGCATTTTCTCCAATGGATATATCAACATCATTAGTACTTAAAACACTTACTTCTTTTGAATATGTACCCCTTCCCTGCTTTGATTGATAGTCAATATCACTTTCATCAATATTTTGTGTACTCTTTTTATATACCGATCTTTCAAACATTCCCTTTTTATCCTGAAACACCTTATCAACCATTTCCTGTTCAAATGTGTCTTTAATATCAGGATGCTGAACAACCTCTGATAAGTCTATTTCGTTTCGTAACCATGCATCTTTTAAACCCTTGTATTTTGGGTCATTATCTATCAGATGCCTTGCTACAGCATAATGCATATTCGGATTAGCATTTAGTTGTGATTTAATGAATTTTTTAACCTCTACATCATTTAATGTTCCATCAAGCTTAGTAAACACCAAATCTGATTTTACAGATTTAGTTACCTCTTGTCCATTTTCCTCTGTTTCAACCTCTATCATTCGCTCTCCTTGTGTAAATGCATCAATAGATTTGGAAAGAAGGGGTTCATAATCAACAGGTTTAGGAACGATCAAGCCTTTTGGACTTTGCCATCCTTCTATAATATTTTCTTCTAAGGCTTCAAGTCTTGCTTTTGAAGCATCTACATCTATATTTTTATTTTTTGAGTTATCAAGAACTACATTAAATGCCTCACCCAATTCTTTTTCTTGTGCTTGTTTTTCTTTATCCCATGCTTCAAACCCTGCTATTTGATTTTCTAAATCCAATCTATCCTTATATGTTAATACTCCAAATTTATCCTTCAATCTTTTTTTAGCATCAGAATCAATAGCCTTCATTCTTTTTTCTGCTTCTTCGGTTATCTTATCACTCTTATACGTTTTACCATAAGGAATTTTCTTAAATAACTCTTGTTTATTTTTTTGGTTTTGTTCAATAATACCTGACACAGAATCCATTACACCCTGTATATTCTGTCCTGTTCTGTAACCCTTTTCTCTTTCTGTTTCAATAGGGTCAAATGAAGAAGGGGTAAAAGTAAATATAGGGTTATCCCCTGTATATCTTCTAAATGGTGTATTTTGTTGAAATCTTCTTGCCATTATCTTTGTTTTAATTATTTTACACCAGTAACTGCACTTGCGCCACCAGTAATTGCATTACCAACTAAATTAGTTCCAAAACCAATTAATTGAAACAACCTATCTTGTGCATTCATGGCTCTTTGATTTGCCACCCCTGCCTGATTGCCTCTTGATGTCCAATAATTAGCATCTCCCGAAAATTCTAAATTATCCGCCCTGTTCATTTTTTGTTCCCAAGGAGCAAGTTGATTTAGGTTCCATGCCTGATCTTCATATCCTGCCATTTCTCCATAAGCCCCTGCTAATACCATTTGGTTTTGTCTTTCTATTTGCGATCGTTGCATTTCATTGTCCTGTGCTATTCTTGCTGATTCAATAGATATATCCTGCATCCGGTTTCTGTTTTCAACACCCATATCTGCCAATGCACCTATATCAGCTCCTCCACCTCCACCCATTTCTTTTATGGCCCCTAACCTTGCTGCTGTATCTGAAGCAAGTCTTTGTTCATATTGTGCTTTGCCGGGCATCTCTCTTACAGTGGGGATGTTTCCTAATGATTGCATGATAGATAACACCTGGTTCATTGATTCAGGTATTTCATATTTAGGCATTTCACCTGCTTCTGTTCTTAATGCTTCACCCTCAGCTCTCTGTTCTTGTGCATAAGCCATCATATCTTCAAGATATTTATCCATAGAACTCCTTGCATCTCGCATTGGATCACCAATGTATTTATCATATTGTCGACCTGCAAATCGTCCTAATGGGCCACCTAAAATAGCTCCCCATGATTCACCCGGATTTTCATCAAAAGCATTATTCCATTTATCTCGCCTTTCTTGCCTTCGTTCTATTCTATCTGCTTTGCTCATATCGTTAGTTTTAAAATTATATCATAAAAACAAGTTCTGCATACTTACAAATATACAGAACTTGCGACACACACACAAGACATACTTTATACGTAACTTAACTTCTATCATAGGCTATTCTTTTCAGAAAAATTACAATCAACAACTACTGAAAAAAGGTTCACCTCCTCCGTATTGGTATGTTGCATAGTTATCTCCATAACTTTTCCTCTTAATAACCTTCCATTTATTATTGCATCCTTACCTGTCTTACCGGGTGTGTTTGAATCTCTTAAAAAAGCAGCATGTATAACCCCTTCTTTGAATGTCATTACTTTGGGTTTTAATACCGATGACATGCCACTTGGGTACATCTTTGAAGATGGTATTGAAATACTGGTTATATCCCAATTGGTTGTATCATCTGTTTTATTATACACATTATTATCTGTATGCATTGAAATATTCATAAACAATTTATTCCTTAATGCCTCTGCATTTACCACATACTTTACACTCACATCTCTTTGTTCACCGAATAAATGATTATAGGTATCGTTTATTTCATGCCTCCATAATGTTCCTTCCATAAAGGAAAACATGGTTTGACCCATTGCTGCAATATGTTCTACCAGGGTATTATCTTCCTTGCTTAAATTCAAATAATGGGTACAACCATTTTTATCTTCATTAAAAACAACAGCATTTACCGTTGTTCCATCGATCATTACTAAAACATATTCATTAAAATCATCTATAAAGGTTGCAAATACACTTACTGTATTGGTTGATTCTCTTAATGTTTTACACTTCTCTTTAAACCATGTGTCCATGAAATAAGCTGATACAACCTGTTGCCCATTAGGAGAAGAACGGATTACTGACCCCTTATTTCGATCTAAGTAATACAAATGCCTGTTATGTTTAACTACAGACCTATAATCCTGACATCCATAGTCATCTTCAAGAGCATAAATGGTTCCTAATACAGCATTGGATGAAACAACAAAATCACCTGAAGTAACGCTTGCTTCTGTCAACACCTTTCTGCCTATGTATGCTGAATTCTCTTTGTGTTCCTGTAATATTTTTAACACATCACCAACCTCTATCATGGCTGTAACTGCTCCAAATTTCTCTCCCAACACTACATAATCATCATAATCGAATGAATGTAAATAATTAAGTTCTGTATTATCAATATATCTGCCTCCGAACCTTACATGGCCATAGTATCTTTTTTGCCTTGCACTCGAATTAAAAGAGTTTAATCTGCCATAATCATAGTTTTCTGAACTATAAAAATCATTCATGTTATTCCTTGCTACAGGAAAGGCTAAATGACTATCATTTCTGTACCCAAAATAAGAATCACCACTATTCATTGTTCCACTTGCAGGAGTGGTTAAGTCAGATGATTGATTTGTTTCCCCTGAACCTGCCTTGTGATAAGCATTTGCTGTTCCTGCATTTGTTATCTCATAAGTTTTACCAATTGAGTTATAAACTTTTTCGTCTAAGTTACCAACAGGTGTATATATTTCTGCAATAAAATAATTTGCAGAATCATAGTCAAAAATCTTATTTATACCCTCTATAATAATTTCATAATACCCATTATCGTCATCTTCCCCTCCCGATATACCGCCTTCTAATAATTCAGCCAATGGAACCCAGTTTCCTGTTCCTGTTTTACTTCCTATGATTCTTATTTTATCCCCTGTATTTGCTGCATATTCTGATAATACAGAATTGTAATTGTTCTCATTAAACAATTGTACAAACTCATTTATCCTAATCCTTACATTGCCATTACTGTCAATTCTATAACTATCAAACTTATACCATTCAAAATCAGGTACATTATCATAAATTTTCCACCTCCAATAATAAGCCCAAATAGGGGGTCTATGAGAAATAGTCCAATTAACTTTAATGTAATTATATAATGTACTTACCCCTAATTCAGAATAAGAAGGAATAACCACTACACTATCTTTTGATATGTTAACATTGCCAAATCTACCTTGCTTGTCAGCATATTCAATTCCAAAATATTTTGTTCCGGTATGATAATGTTTATATACAGGCATATTACGTACTGTGTATAGCCTTAAACTAATTCCTGATGTGGTTAACGTATAGGTACTTCCCCCTTGCGATCTGCTATACGCTAATATAGAAACAAATAGATATTCATTAGATCCACTACCTTCTGTTAATACAATTGTAAACCTTGTTTCTTCTTGTTCAAAATAATCATTTAATACATCGCTTATTCTTTTAAATAACTTTCTTGGATAAAAATTATATATAAAAGTTGTGCCTGTAGCTGTACCTATGGCTATATTATTGACCAGAATAGTGGTAGAAGAATATATACTTGTAATATATGTACCTGATGGAAAATTAGCATTAGTAATAGTCATTCCTGAACTTAAAATTGATGTATCCGCTATTCCTCCTATTAAAGATGCTCCAGTTAGAACATTACCTGTAAAAGTGTCTGTTGCTAAATCATCAGCCAATACATCAAAAGAATAAGAATAAGTTTCATCAACCCATTCTCTTTCCCCAGAATCAGGGGTTCCATTTTTTAATACTAATTCAAATACTACCTTTTCCCCTTCACTTACTTCATTTGACCCATTCTTCTGTATTTTATAAAGAAAAAAACTTGATACAGCAGAAACATATGAAGAAGCAAAATCTATTGTAGCCTGTAATGAAGATAATGCACTTATACTTTGTGCTGCATAAGATAAACTAACATCAATATCTACATTATCGAACCCTTGTACATAGTTTGCAAAAGCTATCCTTGTATTGGCAAATGCTTCTTGTGAATCAGCCAATAATGGTACATAATCAAAGGGCCTTGCTACATCACTTTGATCTAATGCTGTTCCTGCCTTATCGTTATAAAATGGATATAATGAATTTAAGTCTGAATAAGCTAATAAATCAAAGGTAGTTCCGCTTGCTGTAGCTGCTGCATTACATACAATTATAGACCCGGAAAGAGTAGTACCAACTGTTACTGGTGTTGAAAAATTATCCCCACCAATATACATTCCTGCATCAATTAACCCTATTATAGTTGAATCCACCCCTGTAATATTTACAGATCCTTCCGTTACCGTACCTGAAAATGTTCCTACTACCTTGTATTCACCATCAGAATCATATTTCTCAATAGTATCATATAATAACCAATCTCCATTATTCCCTTCCCTAACCAATATATCAACCTTATGAACCAATGCATGACCCATACTTAGTTTTAGCACGATCATATTATTAACCAGATAATCCTCGTTAAACTGATTATTCACATAAATTTCATTCTCAGGGATAACTATTTTAGAGTATTCTGATAACACTGTCTTAGCATAATCATCATAAATATACCGGTACGCAAACTGAAACTGTTTTTTCCTTAGTAAATTGGATTTAAAGGTAGTATCTGATATATAATCGTATGTGGGTTCAAAATAAGGCGGATACTTAATAAAAGACAACAATTGTGCATCTATACTACTATAAGCATCTATTGTTCTTTCGTTTTCCCAATAGGTAGTTTCTGTATCAGGAGTTTTATTTGTTCCTGCCTGAATGCATTTATACCTTACACTTGAATAACTTACAAAATCCCCTATTTCATATGCAACAGAATTACTATAAGCTGTAAGACTATAATCTGATGCTTTTTTTATGTTTATACTTCGTATAGGATTATTATTATCTGTCCACACTAATTCATCACCTATTACATTTGCTCTTTTTATAGGATAAGTTAAACTAAATGCAAGCAAGGCATCTTTTAAAATCAATTCAATAGTATTTGTATCAACCCATACTCTGTATATTGCATTACTGGAAGCAGTGGAATTGTATAAAAAATAAATAATAGCATTGTTTTCTATATCATCACATGAATTCATGACAATAGAATTGGCTGCAATAGTAGGGTTTGCTTCGTGGTATATATCTGAATTAGCATCAGTGGTGGATAGGTTGCCTTTTAGATTAACTGCATTACCATACTTATTCCTTGCATTAAATAAAGACCTGTAATTTGATTTATCAATAACCTCATTAGCTGAATCATTATCCATTACTCCATTAAAGAATTGTATGTGTTTTACTTGACCCATTATTTATTTTATTAACATTTTTTAATGTATTATGAACAATGTTTTTATTTTTTACATTACCCTCTCTTTACCCCTCTAAATGAGGTTTTCCACATCATATCATAAAATTCTTCTTCCGAAAATGCGTTTTCAAAATCCCTTAAATCTTTTGCAGATATAGCATACGTCTGATAATCAGATTGTTTCCTTGTAACTCGCCATACAACGAAATCTTTTATTGCTCTAACCCCTTGTATTGGAATAACGGATTCAGCCGACATATTAACTCCTGAGCTAATGTATTGTACTAATACCTCGCTTACATCATCTCCATTAATTACAAATCTTCGATTAGCTTCATCAACAGTAAAATAATTTGTATTAACCCCTCCTCTTGTGCCTAAATTAGCAGATATATCTTTTTCTATGGTTGTATTCTCCCCCCTGGTTGTACTTAATGTATCCTGACCCTCTATTGTTCCTTCAGGTATGATAATCTTATTGTCCCTTGTGAAAGTCCATAATCTGCCATTAGAATTGATTCCTATGGCTAACCATTTAACTAAATCTGTTGGCCATGCAACCGTACCTAATGAATCAGATACATCAATCCATTCTTGCTTGAATTTATTGAAGTGGTATAAATTAAGTTCTCTCAACCCTCCTACAGCAATTTGTAGATACTTGTTTCTGAATTTCTTATGCTGTGCTGCACCCAATTCATTTATTAAATCGTTTACGACATAACTAAGATTAACGTATGCTGTGCTGTCTGCCATGATTATGTTTGATTATCCTGATTATTGTCAATTAAAATGTCCTGTGGTTTACCTTCGAGAAATTCACCTACCAATTGAATTAATGTTTGATCCATACCTCCCGGAATATATATTTCATCCGTATCATCATACTCATCAAAAGATACCACCATTACAAGTATTATCCCTGCTGCCTTATGAGCTGCGCTTAACTCCTCTAATTCTATTTTGGAACCCTTTATTATGTATGTAGTTCCTCTTTCTGTAATACTATCAAAATCAAGTCCGTTCAATACAGACCGTTCTGATATAGATACCCTATGATATACATTTTCTGTATCCTGCTTTGGTCTTACATCTCTTATGTGTTCGTTATAAGGGAGCAACACCGAACTTGCCGGAAGTAAGAAGTAAACTATGCTTGTATTTGTATCTGTAAGCAAATCGCCTGTTTCAATGAAATATTCTTTAGCACAAGCATCTAATTCATCAGGATTATCCCTATATGTTTGTTTCAATATTTGATTCCATGCTCTTGAAATATTGGCAGAGATAAGTTCAGGATGATGTTTATTGCCAAACCTTCTGTTTAATAGTTCTATTAAAACTTCTTTTGTCATGATTCTTGCAATTTTTGGTTATAGTATGCCAATAATTCTTCTTTGGTAAGGTTAATACCCATCATCCTTAAAATCTTATCTGCAATAATTAATTTGTCATCATCTCTCCAACCCATTTCTACCGTTGTTGAATCAACTACAGTTCCAGCACTTTCACCCAATGAACCTTCTTCTCCTGTAGTTAATAAATGAGAATAACTCTCGTTATATTCCCAATCATCATTAATAGAAGGTGGTGTGGTGATATTGCCATCTGTTTTTGCTGTGTAATAATGGGTTCCATATTTTACAACATCTCCGGTATTATATGTTGTGCCGGAAGCCCATGTATCAATATCAGATGGATCGCTAAAATATATCTCCCTGTAATTTGCATCAATATAATAATCAAGATTAGGAGTTGTATGAGATTTTACATAGCTAAACTTTGCACTACCAATAGTCTTTGGTTCAAAATAAAAATAATCACCAACTAATTTAACAATAGGATGTTTTACAGTAGGTTTCTCTATAACAGAAGCCATTCTTCTATTAAACTCTTTGTCTGTTACTAAATAAATTTCTCTATGATAATTTACAGAACTTACTGTTTGTGTATAATACACTTGTCCACCATAAACATAATCAGCAGGAATATCAGCAATACCTGTACCTGATGCTATTGCTAATGCAGTATCAAATACTTTAAGATGTTTAATACTGTTTGTTACTTCAAGGTTAGCTTCGTATTTTTCTCTTAAATCTCTGTAAAATTCAAGATTACCTACCTGTAACATAGTATTAAAATCTTCAATAGGTAGAGTAGCACCTGATTGATCTTTGTTACTTATGAACTCAATGTATTTTTTTACTTCTTCGTTAGTCATTATTTTTTGAACCCCTTATTTTTTGTCAAAAATGATTATTGGTCTTAATAACTTAATTAACATTGGTGAAAAATTCAAAGTTACATCCGATGGGTGTTTTAAATTGTTTAACTCGGAATACTTAATCTTATCTGATTCCTTAATTTCAACCCCCGAAGGACTTTCTCCAAAACTTTCAAACCTTTTTACTCTTTCATCCATTTTTTCACCCTCTATCTTTTCTTTGGCAAGTTTTGTGTGTGCCTTGATAACAGGCTCAATAGCATCAGAAATACGCATTAGCTTTAAGGTAATGCTGCCATCCTTTGACTGGTCAAAATACTGCATTAGTCCGGTTAATGATACCCCACCATCACCTCTTGGTTGTGTTCCTAAAAATCCTGTGTTAAGTTCAAAGATTTCATTGTTTGTTAATGTTTCTTTTTCTTTCATTGTTTGTTTGTGTTTTATGTGTGTTATTTAATAAGTTAAAGATAGTGAATTTTCAACTATTTTTTGCTTAACTCTATTTTCAACCCTTGTACTTCCTTTTCTAATTATAGTATTAATTAATTTTTATAACGTAGTAATTAATAGTAGCCCCTTCGTCAACAGACACATAAAAGTCAGAATCAAATTCTCCAATACCATTAAACATATAATCCGAATTTGCATAATATTCTTCAAAACCGGTTGCTGTTACTTTCATAACTTTATTAGGATTTGAAGGATTACTATATGTATTATCATATAGCATAATAAATAAATCAGACCCAAAAAATAACATATCTGAAATATCAAATCTTTGATCTGTGCCTGTAGCGTAAGTAACCCATGAACTACCAGATGTCCATCTATATACTACAGGATAATCTGAATCAGCAAATGAATGTCCGTAATAAATATACGTACCATCACTTGCCACTTGCCTTGAATTATTACCATCATTAACTATTTGAGTTGTATATGAATCAACACCGTTCCACTTAAATAATCCTCCATCATGTACACAATATAAGTATCCGTCATGTACTACCAATTTAGCAATACTTCCGCTTCCTATGCTTGAAGATACTGATGTTAAGGTATCTACGCCATTCCACTGATAGAGAGTACCATCTTTTAAACAAGTATAAAGACTTCCATCAAATAAAACTAAGCATTGTCCAGGGCCTGATGCTATAGTCCCCACCGTTTCCCATGCGTTAACATCATTCCATTTACATAAACATGTAGCTGAATTAGATGATATTATTGCATATAATCCCCCAAAAGCTGGTAATAACCCATTATTAAGTACCCTATATGTAGTTCCTATACTGGAAGTTTTAGCTACCCAACTATTTCCATTTAATTCATATAATATTCCATTATCTCCTGAACAATAAAACTTACTATTATATTCTGCAAATGATGTAATATATCTATCTATTGATTCCGATATCCAATATGATTTTTGTCCATAATATGTATATAAATATCCAAGCATAATCTAAGAATGTGAGCCTAAAGCACAATGTAATTTACCATCATACATAATACCTGTTACAATATTAATAGAATTATATGATGTTAAAATTGTTTCATTAGAACCGTTAATAAAATTAAATTCATCTGCACTAAAAATAACTGTATAAGAAGCTGCTGCTGCCTGTTTAATTATAATAGTACAAGCTGTTCCATTTTGCACATTGGTAAATACCCAATCAGTTATATTTTCTGTTAATTGTAAAAACTGAACTTGTCCATTGTTCCAGTTTACTGAAACTATACCTGATGAACTACCAATACTTGAACTATATGGTGTAATTATTTGACCTCCTGTTACGGTAAGATTTCCTGTAAAGGTATCTGTGGCATTGAGAAGATAAACCCCTGAATGTGTATGGTCGCCATAAGCTGCTGTGGTGTGGTCTGTACCAAAACCCGGGAAACCATCTTTATCAGAATTGGCTTCAATAGCTGCTATATGTGCTGCTGTGGCATATCCTGTTTGAGCATTTGTAGCTGCCCTGAAACTTATCTCTTGTGTACTTAAGCTTAAACCCCCTGTTGTGGCACTTGCATTAAGGGTTACTGCATTATGTATAGCTGCATAGGCTGCATTCCATTGGGTAGATGTTCCTGATGTGGCTGTTATAACTCCGTTGACATCTAAAGATGTTACTGTTAAAGTAGAATCTACTGTTAAATTAGTAAATTGTCCATTACTCCAAGTTAACGCAGCACTACCTACTACTCCTGTATTATCTGTTGTTGGATACAAATTATTAACTGTTAGATTATTCAATACTTTTACTGCTCCTGTAAAATAACTGTCAGCAGTTGAAGCGGAATATATCGCATAAGAGTTAGTAGTACCATAATCGAATCCAGTATCTATGTAAATACCATATAAATTAGTTACTGGTCCAGTTCCATCATTATTAATCCTTAATCCATAAGCGGTAGTTATCGTAGCAACATTATTAGTTTGTACCAGTGCATTTATAGCAGCCATTTCATTAATAGTCTGAGAAGCATTTGTACCTGTATGGCTTACACTAAAATCTCCTCCATACATAAGTACACTAACAGAATTAGTTCCTGACCCTTCTAAATTACAATACCCACCTATTCCGAAAACAGAAGCAACATCTCCAGAAGAACCATCTAAAGTAATATAACCGTATATATTTCTTGCTTGAGAAGTTTGGTGTGATATATTTAAGTCTGAACGTAATCCAGTATGCACATATGCACCAGCAATACTTGTATTTAGACTAAGATACATTAAATCATTACCTGTACCTGATGCTAGGTCTTTTACATAAAGAGTACTATTACTGTAATAAAATTCAGAGGTGGCGGTTAAAAGATTGATATCCCCCCACAAAGCTACTCTAGTACTAGCACCACTACCAGTAGTATAAACCCCTGAATGTGTATGGTCGCCATAAGCTGCCGTGGTGTGGTCTGTACCAAAACCCGGGAAACCATCTTTATCAGAATTGGCTTCAATAGCTGCTATATGTGCTGCTGTGGCATATCCTGTTTGAGCATTTGTAGCTGCCCTGAAACTTATCTCTTGTGTACTTAAGCTTAAACCCCCTGTTGTGGCACTTGCATTAAGGGTTACTGCATTATGTATAGCTGCATAGGCTGCATTCCATTCAGTTTGTTTAGCTGTTGTAGGGATTGCATACCCTGCTGTAAATGTAACCGCTAAAGTACCTGATGAAGTAATAGGGTTTCCCGCTACCGTTAAACCAGTAGGTACACTCATATCAACACTTGTTACCGTACCTAAAGTTGTTGAATAGCCATAACTTACTATTTGGTTATCAATGGCTGCCGAAGTCATTAATGAAGTGTCGTCATCAACAAAAGTTGTATTTACTGATAATATGCCCGAACTACCAGTTATAATTGAATATGTTCCTGCACCATCGGTTTTCATCAATCCTGCTGTTGCAAAATCACCATCCACCAATACATCAGCATGAGAAGTTTCATAGGTGTCAACCCCTGATTCAAAGTCTGAAACATCAGCATGAGTTATGGCTGCCCAAGCAGGGTTATTGCTTGTACCTGAATTTTTTAGATAATAGTTTGTTCCTGTTGACTTTGCTAACCTTGTAGGTGTATTTGCTGCACTCGCATAAATTATATCTCCCTGAGTAGTTAAAACACTTTGTAAACTTGCTCCCCAACCTAGTGCTGTAGCTACACTATTCATAATTAACCCTTGATATGATGTACCTTTAGCAAGCCTTGTAGGTGTATTTGCTGCACTCGCATAAATTATATCTCCCTGAGTAGTTAAAACACTTTGTAAACTTGCTCCCCAACCTAGTGCTGTAGCTACACTATTCATAATTAACCCTTGATATGATGTACCTTTAGCAAGCCTTGTAGGTGTATTTGCTGCACTCGCATAAATTATATCTCCCTGAGTAGTTAAAACACTTTGTAAACTTGCTCCCCAACCTAGTGCTGTAGCTACACTATTCATAATTAACCCTTGATATGATGTACCTTTAGCAAGCCTTGTAGGTGTATTTGCTGCACTCGCATAAATTATATCTCCCTGAGTAGTTAAAACACTTTGTAAACTTGCTCCCCAACCTAGTGCTGTAGCTACACTATTCATAATTAACCCTTGATATCCTGTACCTTTAGCAAGCCTTGTCCATGTATCTGTACCATTGGCATAAATAATATCTCCTGCTACTCCTGATATGGCTGCAAGCGAAGTTAAGGTTGCGTCTAAGGGTTGAGCATAATCAACTATTGCTCCCGAAGTAGAGATATTAGTATCGGAATCCGTTACACTTGTTTCTATGTTATTTACCGTTGCCCCTGATGCTAAACTTATTCCTCCATCAATATTTACATTTGTTCCATCCCAAAGTAATTTAGCACTTGTTTCTGCTCTTACATCAGTAGAATCCCAGAAAAGTAATGCTGTATTAACAGGTGTATCTTCTCTTGTGGCTACCAATTGTAAATTAGCTATTGAAGGTGATGTTTCATCTGTTGCTTGTCCAATAGCGAACCCATCTCTTACCTCATCAAATACAAATAAATAATCATCTGATGTACCTCTGTCAACCCTTATACCTGCTGTTCCTGCTGTTACCCCTGCTCCTGTTTCGCCATAATTCAACATCATGACATTATCTTCTACTAATACAGTTTCTACATTTTGAGTTACGGTAGTGCCATTAATAGTTAAATCACCACCAATAACTACATTTTGCACCCATGTAAGGGTATCTTCTGCCTCATTTAACTCCCAATAGTTTACATTTCCTAAATTTATACCCATTAATACTGATGTACCTCCATTCCATCCTGATATTGGGTCATCTTCTGTGTAATAAAGGGTTTCATCAAATGTTATTCTTGTAATATTATTTAATAGGTTTGCATCATTATCAAGTAGTGAAACCCCTCTATTTGTCCATTGTACATATTTTTCAGCACTATTTACATTATCCCTTGCCTTTTCACTTAGCCTGTATAAATATACAGGGGAAATAATGGGTGCATCATCATAGGATTCATATACATACGCTATTCTATCTTCATAAGGTGCTGTTGATATTGTATGTTCATGTATATCATAAACCCTTACTTCATTTGTTGTTGCATTTATTATTTCTTTTATCTCATAAATATTTCCTACATAATCAACAATATATCCACCAACAGATAATGTATCAACCCCCATATTTTCAGGTTCACCAAGTTCTTTTGGCATAACCTTACAAACATAATTATATGCTGTTGCATGAGTAGCAACATCCCTGATTATTGTAGTCCATGAAACGGAAGGTCTATAACTTGACATATCTTATAAAATTTACGCTGATGTTGTTGTTGTTGTCGTTGTACTTGTAGTGGTGGTTGTAGTAGTGGTTGTAGTTACCTCGGTATAAAGGCCTGAAAATGTCATTACTATTTCCAAGGCATACACATCTGTACATAATGCTGTTAATTCAATAGCATTCAAATCACTTGAATCATACCATGTAGAATATGCTTGTGTACCTTTTAATGCCTGATACACATTTCCATTACCAAAATTACCATAAGCCTTAACTACCACACTTGCACAATGCTTTCCTAAATCATGCTGAATAGTTAAATCTGTGGCATTGGAACCCAATCCAAAGCCATAATTAATGGTTGCTGAATCATCTACTGTCCAACCATATTCCTGTGTAAATGATCGGGTAACAACAGAACCACTTCCGGCTGTTGCCGAAACAACATAAACAGTTGAATTTGCACCTATGGAGCTACTTATCTTACTTGCACTCCATAATTCCGTTGCACTTGTTCCACTATCATTAATAATTCTGTGTTGCGCAACGCTATAATTATCTAAACTGTCATGGTCTATTTCAGCCTCAACTACAGATACTACGCTTGTAGTTATATCAATCCCATTACCTTCTGTTAAAGCATCTAATTTAGCATCAAAGGTTTGAAAATCAGTAGAGGTTAAATATCCTGATTGGGTTGCTGATGCTTCTTGTGTAACAATAGTATGTTGTGCTGCTGTTAAATGATAATATTCACTTGTAGTTCCACCCTGCAAATTATCTAAATTTCCATGTACTATATCAGCCTCTATCTGTGCTGTTAACACAATATTTGCTATACTTTCAATCCCTGTTGCTGTGAACCTGGCAATCTCTCCTGATGTTCCACCACTTGCATCATTTACCAATAGAGCATTTGTATTGGCAATACCAAAAGTCAATGAATCTTGTTTGCCATCCAATTGATCTTGTATAAGAGAAGTAACTCCATCACAATAATTCAATTCAGCATAAGAAGCTGTTAGATTATTTATAAAAGTATATGCTGTATTCCAATTTGTTTCCTCTGTAGTAGTGGGTATAACATATCCTGATGTTAAACTAAATTCTCCTGTTCCATCATTATAAGTAAGTCCTAATGCTGTTGATTCCAGACTTATCAGTTTAATATAATCAGTTAATGCTGTTGCCACATAAGAAACAACATAGGCCTTATCTACTAAACTTCTGTCGGTATATGTTCCAGACAAATCACTTCCATAATTTACAATTGCACTAAATGTTCCCCCTAATGCAGCAGAAACATAATCAGAAAGACTTCCTACAACACTCAATACCCCTGAATTATTTTCAATAGTAGTACCATCAACCAAATCAGCTAAATAGCTTGCTGTGCCGGCTGATGTCATTTTTACCTTTTCGTCTGTATTGGTGAAAGAAAATTGATTTTCAAATGGCACAATTTCCTCCACCTCAGGATCATCTCCTTCTAATATGGCATAAACTCTTAATGCTGAATCATAAGCATCTGCTAATTCCTGATAGTCCAGACTTAATATGTAATGAATTAATGATGTGCTTAGTTTCATTATGTTTTCTTCCAGTTCTAACACATTATACCCACTAACCCCTTTTTGTGTATAATATGTAGTTGTATAGGCATACAATAAATCCCTGAGAGCATCCATGTCTATATTATATGCTGTATCGGTGTCTGTTAATGTTTCAACAGAATATATTTGCAACCCATCTGCCATAGTATATAATATGGTGGAGGTAAGTTCTGCTTCGTATTCACCGGAATAAATATTAGCTGCATAAGATACAGTAGGGTTTGAACCCATACTTGTTACTGTATTGCTCCCTTCTGCCATTCCTGACCCTGTAGGTGGTGTTATAGTTAGAACCCTTGATATTGTGGTTGCATAAGCAGATGAAGCATAAGTAGTACTTTCAATACATGAAAAAGTGGAATTATATCCATCAATGGTAAACGTTACCGCAAGAGTGGGTTCAGTAAAACTATAAGTATAAGAAACTGATTTTGTATATGTCTGAATAGCATTTACTCCATCTATTACTTGTACTGTATATTCAAAGGTATATGTTCCTGCTACTACATAAACTCCATCCAAGGGTAAAACAAAGTCTTTATACATTGTTCCACTTGACCCTACTATATCTGATGAAGCTCCATAACTTGTATTATTATACATCACCACACTGTTTGCAGCAGTAAGTTTTATATTGCCATATACATAACTTACATTTATCCCTTCACCTGAATAATCTGTGTTATCCGTAAATCTTACATATTTTGCTGCTACATTAAGATAAAATCTTGGTGTAAAGCTTAAATCAGAATTTTCCATTTGTTTTTATTTCAAATTTAACGAAAATAAATGAAAAAAGGCTATGCTCGTAAGCACAGCCTTTCCAGAGTGGATGAATAGAAAAAAGGGTTATTTTTGTAATACTTTTTCTCTTTCGACAACTTTTTCAGCCATTAAATCTAATATATCCCTGTGATCTGCAAGAAAATCCCTTAATTCAGGGTATTTATCTTCAGAATTAATCACAATACATATATCATTTCCAAATTTCCCTTCCTCCGGCATCCATCTCCATTTATTCTTTTCTGCATCAAAAGCAATTACCATTTCTGATTCAGCAATATTTATAGCTGCCAATATTTGAATATCTTCACCCATTTCTACCCGGTCAAGAAACTCATTATATCCTTCTCCCTTACCACCTGATTTCTTCTCGGCAGTTACTACCTTTTTCTTTAATTCTCTCCTTATGATAGATAAATCAAGGTTTTTAACCCCTCTCACTCCATAACTTGCAGCAATCTGACGAACATCTTTTTCTTTCAAATATTGATTGGTAAAAATAACCTGCATTACATTGGTTTCAAGCAAGTCATATTCAACTTCTTTCTTAGCTTCTAATATTTCGCTTCGTACAATGAATTCATCATTATATCTGTCTGCCATGATGAATATCAGGAAAAACAATAAATCCAATTGACTTTCATTAACATAAGCATCTTTGCCTAATACATAATGCGATGGATTGGGATTCATATTCTTTTCTTTATCCCTTTTTATTGCATTAGCAGAATAAATCCAATCACCACTTAAACTTTGATTTTTAGAAGTAATTGTTTTTACACAACGATACCTTTTTGGAGCTGGCCATTCGGCTACTTTAGAATAAGCGTTTACACTTCTGAATTTCGGATGAAACTGAAAATGTATGGGCCATTTAACTTTTTTAGGATCCGCACTGCCATTAGAAATTTCTTTATAAAAATCTTCAATAACACCAAAAGCCTCTTTTTCTAAGGCACTCATAGAAACTTTCTTTTTGTTGAGGTCTACTCTTTCTTCGTTTAAGTATAACATAGTTTGTGTGTGTTAAAAAAGATAAAGGGTTCCATATTCAGAAACCCCTTATCTTTTGGTTAATTATGCATTTTTTATGATATATGATTGATTCATTTTTAATGCTTGTAGTCCTACATGATCTCTCCAATAGGTTCTTGTAACATCATGTTCACCAGTATAAGGCATATGATTTCCGGCTGCCCCTACTGTCCATAATTCTCTCTTACGAGAATAACCATTCATGGCTCGGTATCTCATGGAAATATTTGGTAACGAAATTTTCTTTCCGTTCACATCTTTTGCCTGAACAGTAGAAACAGGAAAACCAAATCCCCATTTATTGATTGAATAACCGGCTGCGCCATAAGTCTGTGGATTACTGAATGAATCTACATTTTGGAATACATGCTTAAAGCCTGAACGCTCAATACATGAAAAACCAAGTTGCAGACCCAATTCTTTTGTTCCTTTTTGACCCAAATAATCATAGATAAGTTTATCTCCTGCGCTTGCAGCAGTAACAACATCTAATCCTAAATTGTCAATTTGACGTTTGAATTTATGTCCACCCATCCATAAGATTGTAGTGGAATTAATTCCCTGAGAACGGAAATGATCTTCTGCCTGATCTAAATCATCAAGGATAAAGTTTTCATCAGCATAAGTACCAGAACCACCAAGACTTGAATTCCATGAATACAACCCCTGTGAGTTCTTAATGTGGTTTCCAACACCTTCGCTATCGGTAGTTCCATTTGTATTGGTTGTGGTAACAATCAATGCAGCCGGAGCAACTTCACCAAACATAATCAAACCTTCCTGATAAATATCAAGTCGTCTTTCTGCTCTTGCTAATTCCGGGCTATAAAGATTAAGAATTTTTCCACCATTTTCATACTTCTTAAACCAAGCCTCGTTAACCAATTGAGTTCCCTCTGCTTTGGTTGATTCAGCTAAAATTTGAGCACAAAAAGTTCTTTTTTCATAACCCTGAGAAACAGCTTTAGGTTGCCCTGTTCCTGCTCCTTTAGAATGGGTGATTATTGACATTTCAACACCACTCGCAATTTGGTGAGGTGTAGATACATCAACAGCTATTGTTGAATTTAATGGATAAGCATACAATGTAATTGTAGACCCACTTTCGGTAATCTTATTAATACGAGCATTATAAACATTGCTGCCTTCAGGTACTAATAAGTGAAAACCTACTCTTGGGTAATAATTGTCATTACTATCCAAATCATCGGCATCAAGAACAAATTTCCAACACTTCAATGATCCATCATCAGTACCATAACTCGATGCCTCGGCAAGAGTAACAGTTCGGTGAAACATACCTTCTTCAAATACAGACCATTCATCCTGTGATACAGGAAGGAAGCGATCCATTGCTTTCAAAATATCAACAGCCATAATACCTTCGTTAAATTTTTGGATAAGCTCCAATGCATTTTGTGGCTGTAAAAAATCAAATGTGCTAAGATAGTTAACTTCGGTTAACCCATCCTGCCTCGGTAAATAATTATTTGACATAACAATTTCGTTTTTAAGTTATTTAATGTGATTAATCCCTTTCTATTCATCACATTAAAAAAACAAGACTACTTAACGCCTTATCCCATGATAAGCCATCACTTTCTTTTCTTCTTCCTCATTCTGTTTTTTGTAGTCCGGCATCAACCCCTTATCTTCCGAAACAATATTTTTCTTAGTTAACTTTGTCCCAGTCCTTTGGGCATACTCATCATCAACTTTTCTTTTTGTTTCTTCAATAAGGTGTTTCCTTATCTCTTTTTTGTAAAGATGTTCAAAACTTCGATAAATAAAGTCATCAATAAACTTCAAATGTTCATCATTAGTGGGGTCAATCTTGTATTTACGAACATAATCCTTAATGTTCTTTTCTATTTCGCTTCGTTGCGAATTAGATACTTCCATTTCAACCAATGGTTCAGATTCACCTTCTTCTGCATCAACATACTTAGTGAAATTAGTGATTTTACCCTTTATTTTATCATCCCATGTACTCAATCTTGTAGCCTCCGCTATCCTCGCTTGACTATCCGATTGCTCACGTTCCTTTTGAAAATCAGGTAAATTTGTTTTGTCTTTCATCTCCTTAAACTTTTTAATTATAGGAGATACTTCACGCTTTAATTCAAGCTTATTCATTTCAATTTCATCCGCTATCTCTGCCTGTATTCCCTGACTATTAAAATCTTCATCATCCATGTCCTTATATTTACTATCAGAACGAAAATGAGAAGGTGTTAATTTGTGTTTTTTCTCGAAGTATCTGCGAACTAACCTTGGGTCATCCTTGGGATTTTCCGCTAAATGATCTTCTACAAGCAAATTTAATGGATTTACATTTTCAGGGTCAAAATTCTTAATTCGTAAAAATTCATCAAGACCCTTTCCTGTCTGCTTTCTGAAATGATAAGCACGTACAAATTCTTCATCTTCAAGAAAAGGATTGCTGTTTTCATTGGCTTTTTTAATTAATGCCTGGTTATCCTTTTCTAAACTTTGTACTTTTTGAGTTAATCCCTTTAATTCCTGAGTAGCTTGATCAAGGCTATCATAGTTAGTACCAAACACCCTGTTTAGTATGCCTAACTCTTTTTCAGGTTCTAACTCAACTTTTCCAGATGGAGAATCTGTATGTTTTAATAATTCTGTATATTCTTTCTGAGCATCTTCATCTGTAGTTGAAATTTCAGGAACATCTTTTTTACCCTTATATTTTTCAACTTCTTTTAAAAACTCATCTTTTGATGTAAATTTTTGTTCACCTATTTTGTATTCTGGAACCCCTTCTTTTGATGCTTCACTTTCATCCGGCTTTTTAATTTCTAATCCTTCAAATGCTGATCTTTCAGCAGTAGGGTCTGTAAATTCATGCCTTTCATCTACCCTATCATGCTTTGCAGGATCATAATCTTCATCTGCCCTTAACATGCCTGGCTCGTTCATCATTATTCCTCCAACGTTTATTGGAGCATCTGTATTTCTAAAAATAGGTCTTTCCATAATTAAAATTTTTTGTGTGTGTATGTACTACAAATATATAAAAATTAATTTACATTAGATGTTTCTCTTTGCAGCCTCGATTCAAGGGCAATCCTTTCTCCTTGTTCTGCACGTAATAACAATGATTCTACCGTTGCTATCCTTTTTTCAAATTCACTCTCGGCTGGCATAGTAATAGTGGCTTCAAACATTTTTTCTGCTCTTATTTCCTGAATCTTATTCTTAGATTTATTATTATCTATCTCAATAGCCAACATTGCTTCATTTTGCTTTATCTGTTTAGATATTTCAAATGCTTGTATATCACTCTTTCTTTTTTCTTCTCCCTGTGCTTGAACCCTTTCTATTTCCATTTGGTGATTCAATTGCCTTTCCTTGTTTTCAAGGAATGAAATCATAACCCTTACACTCTTTAAAGGAACATTACTTGCTGTCATTTCTTTAAGTAACAAGCCATGTGATGCCCGAATAAGGGGTACACCATTCTTTCCTGACTGCATGGCAACAGTAATATAGTTATCTAACTCTGCCTTTTGTTTTTCTGTAGGAGCAGCCTCTACCTTAATTGCATAATTAGTCCTTACAATCTTTTCACTTATCTGTAATGTTTTTAAGGTATGTTTACCCAATACAGGATAATATGCTTCATAAGCTTCCGGAAAATTCTTTAATAGTATTTGAGAACGAATACATCCACTTAATGCTATTAACTCTTTTAAATTCATATATGCCTTATATAAAGGTCTTATTGCATTATTAGTGGCATGTAAGGCTAATTCTGAACCCCTTACGGAGGCATTAGGATCTGGGGTGCTTGCATCTGCAACCTGATTTATTCCTGTTATATCACGAAGCATTTCTATTCTAAACTTAATATCATTAAGTAGTTCAACCCCTAATTCTCCCAAACCACCTCTTAATTCTTCCATTGGCTTACCTAAGTTATTTCCAAAACCGGATAATCCCATAGGTGTTACCTTAAATAATAAATCTCCTTTAGTCCTTCGTATTTCTAAAATTGTCATAGGACTTAATTTATTACCCCCTATTTTCAGGTTTGAAATAGAATCAATATTTATAGCAAGACCCGGAGGTGCTGCATTGGCTTTAGCATTCTGTAATTTCAACATATCAAGCTGTATCTCATTCAATATTGGGATACAACTTTGAACCATTGATTGACCCGGCATTTTAACCATCTTTAATGACAATCGAACTTCACCATTTTCTCTTGGTTGCCCGGATTTAATACCATACTCAAAACAATGTTCTGTACCTATAATCAAATGGCCATAATAAACATTATTTATTTGTGTTTTTCTTGTTTTTCTTTTTTCTGAATCCTTTTCTTTACCCCATTCTTTACCTTTTTGGGCATAAACCCTTTCTTGCCCATAACTACTTTTTACCAATGTATCATAGAATGTATCTGTGGATATGGTTTCAAAAACAAGAACTTTAATTTTGTGATTATCATAAGGTGTTGGGTTATCCGAAGATAGTCTATTTACTGATGTAGTATAGTTTTTTGACCCTGTATATCCGTTTTCTGTTGCCATTGCATACAAATCATCTTCCTCAAATCCTTTCTGTCTTAATTCAGCAATTGAATAATTCTCAATGTATCCCCAAAATTCTGCGTTTTTATATAATGGACTACTATCTCTTTGTATAATTACACTTGCAGGGTCAACATATTTTATTCTTGTTTTGTTTATTTGGGTATCTAATTCATCCCTTACAGCAGCATAATTTATTTTAATTAAATCACCATATATTAAATCCTTTATTTCCTTATCCCAATCCGATATATCAAAATTATGCTGAATCATAAATTCCATTGCTAATTCCTGATTGAGTTTAAAACCTCCCATGCTTTCAAATAAATTCAATTCCTGCGTATCTTCTGGAACATAGGATTGTTTATCGTATGCCATGCCCCTTCTCTCATATGCTCTTTGCTTAAATGCCTGGGTATAATTCTCTTTGTATAATTCCCATTTTGCATCTTCCTTTTCCATAGAACTTATCTTATCTAAAGCTGTTGCTCCAATAACGTGTTCCATAGTGCTAAAAACACCCAATAATATTCTTACATATTTAGGCATAATAGGTACAATAGACCAGTCAATATTCATTAACCCCTGACGCTTCTCTTCTTTTGTAAACCCTGAATCATATTGTGTGGATTGAGTAGTGGTTTCATTATTGATATTTACATCAAAATGAGGTTTATATTGATCGGAATCTTGCATACCATCGCCATAAGCCCTTTGAATAGCAAATATATCTCGCATAGCATAAGGAGTATCTGCATTTTTCTCTCCATAGTCCATAATATATTTACCATAGCTGACAAACCAATCCTTATCATTCCTTTTTACATCAGGATTTATGTCATCAGAAGGTCTTTCTATATCTTTAAAATCTGTATTTTTTAGTTCCATTGTTTTTATTTCAAATTTAACTAAAATTTTAATATTTATACACCTTCACGAATTCACTTAAATCCACCTCGTCATTATTGGCATGTTGGAGTATTTCCTTATACTTTGATTTAGAACCTTCTAATGCTAATGCTACTGCTGTAAAACGGTCATAATGGGTTAAGTCAAATAAACCCCTTATCTGCAAGCAATCATCAATAAATTCAATATGATTTAATGTTGTTCCCCTTTGCTGAATGTAATCTCTCACATTCCTAAACAACTTTTGTTTTGATTCATCTGATTTTGTATCATAGCCATAAAAAGGTGTCAACTCCTCAAACCCTGATTTATTTATCTTTATCTGCCTCATTAGATAACCATGATAATTCCATTGTCGGAACCATTCCTCTATTACCGGAACGTTTCTTTCAGGATTCATTATGCCTCCCCAATAGATAGATGCTTTAAGAGCTTCCTCTGCAAAATCTTTTGTTTCAGGTGGTCTTTTTTGATAGGTGGCAACAAGTTTAAATGTATCCCATTCTTTTATGTCTTTCTTATCATCAAGAGAAGGGTCATAATCCCTTACTACAGACAATCCTCCATCAGAACCTTTTTTATTTGATTTAGTCCGACTAAAAGTAAAAGCATCACCACCTAATGTATATTGCGGATCAGCAGGATAATAAACCCCTTCATTTCTGTATCTCTTATTACGAACCCTTTCTAATGGTTTTTCTGATATTATCCAATCAGCATCACTTCTTTCAGCACAAGAAACAAAAACTACATCATTTCCGAAAATCCCATTCTGCCATTCTAAAAAACCAAAAATACAAGGGTCATAATCAAATTCAAGTTCACCCCTTCTAACTTCAAGTATCTCTCGATTGAAATTTATTTCATCAGCGGAAGGGGTAAAACATTCCCTATATGTTAATGGTAATTTCCTTACATATCCTGCAAGTCCATCAAAATCTTTAGCCTTTCTGTATTTTGCCCTGTTAGCCATTATGTCATCCAGTGAACCCTCTGTTATCATTTTCCCATCTACTCCCTTTATAGGTTTTTCTGGTGTATGCATTACAGATGCTCCATATTCATCAATAAAACCACCCCTTCCATCAGCAGCACTCATAAACACATTAACTAAACCCGATAAGGTTGACCCATTCTTTCGATCTCCCCAATGTGATTGTTCACATAGTTTAGTATATTGTTTCATTGCTTCAGCAGTAGTTTCTTCAACTGTTGTAGTGTAAATCATCCATCCATTAATATTACCTCCATCATTTAAACATTCCTTCAATGTCTGATGCCTGGCATGAACATCTTCTAATTTTGTTTTACCCGATTCATCCACATTCAATATGTTTATCCTTCTCTTATCATAGTAACTCTTTCCGGCAGTAGTGGCAAAATCTGATACTGAATTAAGTCCTAACCTATCATCCATAAATGTTCCCTTTCCTCCGATATGTATTGCACCAGGCTTTAATGTTAGCCTTGTTTTTACATCAGTGGATCCTTCATGCATGGGTTTAAAAAAAAATGGTAGATTATTAAACGGATATACAAGGTGTTTAGTAAACATTTCTTCTCCGTTATTTGAATCCATTCCTTGTATTCCACCTTCCCAATTCATGTGAGAAGTAATTAGGTTACAATGTATAGATAATGCCCTTGATGACTTACCTGCTCTACGAGCATCCATATTATTAGTACCATGTAGAACCCTTTTACCCCGATCAATCCCTAATTCATCTTCAGTAAGGTTAAATAGATATTCCTGAACAACAAACCACCTTCTATCTCTATCCCTATAATCAGGTAGTTTACCTGTAAGCAATAAATAATAATTCAGGTAATACCAATGCCACCCACAAATAAATGTAGGCTTGCCTTTTATAAAAAACCATTTACCATTAAACCTATGATACCATTGTGTTTTTATCCAATTAATTTCATCCTTAAATTCTGCTTTGTTTGCTTCAAGATATGCCCATATTTCCTCCACAGTCATAAATACCTCCATCGGTTTTGTTGTCTTTCTTCGCTTTTCACGAAGTAACATATCCGGGAGTTTTTTTAGCTTATCAGGTATTTGTTCGTATTGGAATTTCTGATCTTTAGGTTTTTGGTTAAACCCTTCTATCAGGTGTATATCTGGGCAAGAAGGAAGTTTAACCCTTATCTCTTGTAAATCCCTGTCATTACTATTTACAACAACCCATGTATCTTCCGGTTCATAGCTTTTAAGAATATTAACATGAACTGTGGGATATTTCTTTTTTAGTTGTTGTAGATTCAGCATTAAATATAGTTTCTTAGTTTATACGGATTTATATCAACAGAGTTCTTTCCTTCCATAATCCTTAATGCTACCAATTCGGGTGTGAGTTCAAGCCTTTCCTCGTCAATGAGTAAATATATTGTTCTGCTAAGTTCTTGTGTGTCATCTGCTGTAAATATTTCCTTAACTAATGTAGACATCTTTTTTTCAAGCGAATCAATTGCGTTTATCTGTTTTGAATCATAATCGCCACCTAAAAAACTAACCATCATGTTTTCATAAGCCTCTGATAACCCTACTAATTTTGTGTATTTAATGGAATTAAACAACATACAAAAACGAATGATCATTCGGTTAACCTGTTCGTTTTTACCCTTTATCATAAACATTATTTTAGGATCAACCTCTTTTCTTTCGTTTACACTAAACCCGGATAACTTAACTGCATATGCCTTTCTTTCAAGTAGGTTAATTTCCAATAAAGGAGAGTTTATATCGTACATATAGCATATGTATCTTATTGTCTGGTCTTTCTCTATATCAGTGAACCCATCTATTTTGTCTTTGAATTCATTATAGTCCTTAAGCCTTCTGAACCCCTTATCGTCAAGACAAAAGTTTCTTTCGCTAATAGTATGTACAGGGAACATCATATTAGCAAAATCGGTATCCTTAAAGTTATAATCCGAAATCATACACGTAAATTATATCCGCACGTTGAACAAAATAATATTTCTTATCCCCATCAAATTGACTGTGAAATGAGTTTTCAAGCAAATAAGGGGTTCGCTTTTTACTAACACATATTCTTTGCCCTACAAATAGTTCATCCTCAAAATCCTGTTTAACCCCATATTTATAATTTTTGTTTCGGGATCCTACTGCTTTTACTGTCCATGATTCTATTTCTGCATTTTCCCTATTTATTTCAGGTATAAACACATTATCGTATTGATTAAAATCATCCCTGTTTGGCTCTACAAGAATATATCCGTTTAAACAGATTATTTCATCTCCTCTTTTTGCCACTACAAATTCTTCATACCGCAGCACATAATAAATCTCCCCCTCACAATTTATTTCAATTAAGTCTGTATGTTCATTACCTATAACCGCCAATGACTTAACCCAAACAATATCACCTGGTTTAATTTCAAGTGTGGTTTCCCATGATGTAGATACCTTGGAATTAACGTTTTCAGAATAGATTAACTTTCTTGGTGTTTTTATTATTTCAACTACCCTTCTTGAATGGGTATCTTCATCCCATGATACATCAATATCAATAGTGATATTAGTATTTGCCAACCTTTTTTTTGATGTGTCAATAATGGGTTTCACAATAACCATGTTATTTACCAATACTATTTCATCAAATTGTTCCCTTGTTAATTTTATTTTTTCCATGTCTGTTTATTTTAAAATAAGTATTTACTTAAATTTTTCTCTGTGTCCTTTAGTTCCTGATAATATAAATATGAAGCACTTTCTTCTGATACCATCATTTGTTTAAAGAATGGTGATACCTGAAATGCAGGTTTACAAAAGGCCTTATTATCTACTTTATTAACCCCTGTATTGTGAAGTATTTTAACCTGTGATAATCTCTCACTATTATCAGTGGCCATACAAAAGTCAAGTTCCTTATCCACTTTCATTTTGAACCCATATTTCCAAGGAACCCATAACATTGCCCACATTTCTGCTGTCCATGCCTGTATTGGATATTCCTGATCTTTTGGATGATATTTATCTTTAGTGTTTATCATGTGAACATATAACTGAGTTGAAACCCTTTCTATTTCATCCCATAGTTCATAAGTGCCATTTTTAACTATCCATTGCGCCCCACCTGCTGCATCATCATTAGCCTCAACCAATAATGGGTCAATACCTACTATTTCACACATCTCAATAAATAGTTGTTCCCCTTTACTTTTAATGTATTTAGAGTTTAGGTATGACCTTGCATCTGACAAATACCATACATTATCCTTATCAAATTGATTGAGGTTTATTTTCTCTTTAAATATCACATCCGGGTCTGTATAGAAAAAGGTATCTGACCCAATATCCGAGTTGTTCTTAATAAATTCTTTCACAAGAAAGGGTTTCAAACTAACATGGTAACGGTTATCTATCCTTGTATCTCTTATTACATGGAATTTACATTTAAAATCATCTTTATGTTCTAATAACTTAAGAATGTATTCACTAACCTTATCAACTCTTTGTCCGATCAAATAATGGGTTTCTGCTTCATAACCCATTCTTCTGAAATTATTTATTTGTACAAGTGTTTGCCATGCATAAAAAGCATTATCCGGTAATGTAATTAGAAATTTCATATCACTCTTTTTAATATTGTTAACCCATTATTGTTTGTAAAAATCTTATCAACAACCCAATGTTTATTTTCTTCCATAAATTCATCTATTGCCTTTTTTAACCCAAATCCACCACCACCTGAATTATGCCATCCATAGGTTTGTGTGTCATGCATGATAATATATTTTCTTGCCTTGTTACCATGAAGTGTAAGTTCGGCTTTCAACTGCCTGTACACATGCCATGTATCAATAAACAAAAGGTCTGTTTCCTCTATTTCAATGTCCAGTGTACTTGCCTGAATAAACTTAAAATCAATAATGGGTTTCACAATATCATACACCTGGTTAATATTACTGCCATATTCTTTAGGGTCTGTTTTATCTATTGAAATCATTTTTTTAGGATACCCTGCTAATAATCCCCATGTTGAATTTATTTTCCATACTCCTAATTCTGTTATATGGTTACATTCTAAGGCATATTGTCTAAGTGTATAAATATGTTCGTTAATATCTCCTTTTGTATTACAGCGATTGACATATTTTTCCTCAATCTCTTTTTTGGGAATAATATATTTGTGGTCAATATTTTTTAAATACCCTCGCTGAATATCTATCTGGTGTTTGTAATTAATATTTTCTTTAACAATATCTGTTTTAGTATCAACCCCTGTATATTTACCTATTAATGAATCAAAACAAAAGAATACCAATTTAGAGCAACCCATGTATCCTGCCAATTTAATACATGATAATGCAGAAAAATCAGTGGGTTTCAATCCTAATTCAATATTATCAAACACATATCTTGGTTTGTAGGTGTCAAAACATTTTTCTGATTCATGTTTATGTACCAATAATGTTGCAGGATAAGGGTTCACTGTTCTTAGGTTGCAATTATTACAATCGGGATAAACACAATCAACCTCTATTAATTGATTAGCAACAATTGATTTATGATACCCATCCTTTTGCATAGAATAAACATCATTATCCAAATTCAATTCGTTTACCTTATTTATTGCATAGTTAATGGCTATTACAACCCCTTCTTTAAAATGTTCTTTTTTAAGTTCTCTTATGCTTTCTCCCCTGCCTACTATATAGCAAGTTTGACCCTTGTATTTGTTTTTTAAATCTTTCATCAATTATGTACGAATAAACAATGATTTATTTTAAGTTGTTGTTCTTCCGGGAATGTTTTCTTAAATGCTTCTATAAAATATCCATCGGCTGCATATTTTGTCCCTAATGGAATTTGTTTAGCTAAGTCTATTCTTGTGGCAAATGAACCCATGTCTATTCTGCCAATACAAGGTACACTATCAAAAAAACAATACCCTCCATGAGAATGAACCATTTTCCAATAAATTAATCCAGGGTTATTATTGTTCTTTGCATGTGTTATAATCCAGTCCACACATACAGGAACATAATAATTGTCATCTCCGGTCATTATCACATAATCAGCATCACTCATTTGTTTTCCGTATTCTCTTGGTGTATGCCCCCAATCATTATATTGCTTTCCCATGTATGAGAAATAAATACGATAATCATTAAATGATTTTACTATTTGTTCTGCCTTATTTTCATTTACATCATCAATAACCACATGAGCTTTCCAATTAGGATTGTTTTGGTTTATCAATGAATATAACATGGTGAATAATGGGTTCACCCTATTGAATGTAGGAATAATAAATTCTATTGTCATTTTTTTGCAATATAATCTTTAAGCATCTTTTCATAGTTATAATTCCAATGAGGTAATAACCCTATATCTCCAGTAGGGATTTTACCCTGTAACCTAAGATGTTCAATATGTCTTTTATGACGTTCCACAACCTGATCCTGTTCTGGTCTACCTTGATCTGATCCTAATCCTGACATGTGATACGATACACCCCAATTATAAAAATAACTAACATCTTTATTTTCAGGTGATGCTTTTGCTACCTTACCACCTGCTGCATGTATTTTTGAAATAAATCTTGAATCATATCCTGCATTATAGTGGTCGTGTTTACCCACTTTCTCCCAAATTTCTTTTGTATAAACTATTCCTGCATTGCCAATAGAATGTATGGCTTTAATTTCTTTACTAACCATAGCGACAGAATTTTGCCAATGCAAAAGGTCATATCCGGGAAAATATTTATTAATGTTATCGGAATGATTTGGAAGGAAAATATCATCGTCATCTGCGATCGCTATTGTGTTATATTTACAATTCTCTACTGTAAAATTTTCTTTTTGGCCAATAGTCTTAAATGTTTCTTTCAGATTTATAATGCGAATTTTAGGATGATCGAAATATAATGTCTGTTTTTCATAATCATTGACAATAAGCATTTCACTTTCTCCTTCATATTCTTGCCTAAGAAATGATTCTATTGCTTCTTCTAATAAGTTAACTCTACCATAGGTAATAGTTTTATAAGAAATTGATATTGGATTTTCCATTATTGTGTGTGTCTAAAAAAATAAAATAAAAGAATAAGGGGTTCTGTGTGAAACCCCTTATCCGAGTTGTTTACTAAGCACCTGCCGTTGTTGTTGTGGTGGTGGTTGAAGTTGTTGTTGTTGTAGTGGTGGTTGTAGATGTAGTAGTTACATCACCAGACAATACCGTTAACTCTAACAACGAATGATTAACCTTATACCTTCTTTTCACTGACTTAATACCAGGTCTTTCGTCATATTCAACATATGATTTCAGTGCATTGTCAGGGTCAGCCCAGGCAATGATAAAATTATCCTGTTGAACAACCAATGTTTTCACATAAGCTTTACCCTTTCTTTCCAAAAGGTTCATTGACATAACCTCTCCTTTGTCGGTATTTGACATATATCCGCTTGCCCCTGCTACCGCAGCATAGGTATCATCGAGCAGATAACTATCTACATGGTTTAAATCCCTATACCAGATAAGGCAGTCGGCCCCTGATGCTTGGGTTTCACATGAGATGATCCTTCCTGAATTTAAAACCCTTGTTTCCGAACCATCGCCAAAGGTCTTTCCATTCTTTTCTTTAACTGTTGCTTGAAATAAATTTTGTGCAGCCATCTTTAATTACTTTAAATTAATACTATTCAAATATAACATTAATTTTTCAATGTTTGAAACCCCTTATTTTCCCATTCTTTTTTGTATATTGCACCTGAATTTCTCGACTAATTTTTTTATGTTAAATCCCTGCCATAAACTTTTGGTGGGGATTTTTTTTGTTATTTGTTTTTTTTGACTTATTTTTGAAGCAAATAATTATTTGAGCAATGCATAAATCACAAAACATAAATCACACATTAAAGACACGTTCTTTGTCATTTGCTCAAATAATTAAAGAACTACAACCCCTTGAACATACAACTAATGTTCAGGGGTTTTTTGTTTTCACAAATAGTTGTCTATGAAAGAGATACCAAACATAGCAACATTAAGAATAGATGTTAAAGAATTTAACAGGCATGATAGCACCAAAAGAAATGCTATAATCTACTACTACTACCTAATGTCCTTATATCGGAAATCAATAATCTACAACTGGTCATACAAAAGGCTTTCCGAAATAACAGGTTTACACCGGACAACCATAAGCGGATACATAAAATTTTTAAAACGATATAATTTTATAGAACAACAAGGCAATCATCTTGTGCTTAAAATAAGGCGAGATGAATATGCTAAAACTAAAGTAAAGAAAGGATTATCATGGAAGGAATTTAAAGAACTATTTAGTATTAAGCTGTTAAAGATTAATATACAACAGCAAGAGTTTATTATTAGAATGAAAAGAATTTATCAAAAGAAAAATTCATTTGTAAGTCGAAAAGAATACAAAGCATTCTTGAAATTTTACAAAAAAAATAAAAAGAAAATTAAATTAGAAGATAAATCGAATTCTGTAATAACTCATTCAACACGATCATTAGCAAAATTGTTTAAACTCTCCGCTTCAACAGTAGGTGTATTATTAAAACAATGGAAAAAAGCAAAAAAAATAGATTATAAAGAAGAATTATCATTAATTAAAGAAAATTGTTCTTATGATGAATATAGATTAATGTTAAGTTCATTTAATAAGAATCAACTTTCTTTCTTTCCTGTATATAATGATTATTCTATATTCTTACATAAGGGTATATCTATTTCCTTGCTTAACACATATGGAGAGAATATAAGTATGTACAAAAAACCGACACGACATGTAAAATGAACAATCAGGATAATTTTTTAAGAATTTTCACTGACGGATCTTGTTTAACAAATCCGGGCAGAGGAGGATGGGCATTTGTTGTTCTGACAAAAGACTATGATCTCCTGGATAATGGGTCAGGAAATGTTTATTACACTACCAATAACCGTATGGAATTAACAGCAGTGATTAAGGGTATTCAATTTTGTATCCACAATTATCCTGAATACAAAAGATATATTATTTATTCCGACAGCACCTACGTTGTGGATGGCATTGAGGGGTGGATGAAAGGATGGGCTGAGAAAAAATGGAATGGTGTTAAAAACACAGATTTGTGGAAACAGGTACACAGGCTCAAATTTGTGGATAACCTAAACATCAGGGCAAAACATGTAAGAGGGCATAGTGGTAATATACACAATGAGATGGCTGATGAATTAGCCGGAATAGCAGCAAGAAGGGAAATGCCTAATCTTCCAAGACTAACCCCTTTAGAGGAGAGAATGGCAATGGATGAAAGTAGGAATTTGGATATGGAATTCATGAGAAGATTGTTATGATTTAACCCTTTCTTTTCGTATTTTTAAAGATGAATAACCTTAATCTTTTTACTATGTTTATCACTAATAATTGGATTGAAGAACACTATCCACTAATCGAGGAATCCCTCCTTACAGCACTCAAACAAAACCCTGACATTCCCACAGACAAGATTTCTTTTCGCAAAAACGTAAAGACAGCTCGATTTGTCTATAATGAGGGGGTTGAACATGAGGATGAAAAGACCCTTTTAATTTTTAGTCTTGACAAATATCCTGTAAGGCTTGTGGATTCTAATTGACACAGCTATAAAGCGGAATGTTGAAAATGTAGTTTTTCATAGCATTGGTTAATAACAATGTGATTTTTGTTAATAAATAGATTTTCACCTCAACATTCCGTTTTTTTTTTTAACTTTTTTGATAAAACATTTGGAAATTAATAATTTTTACCATTACTTAGCATCTTTAAATATTAATTAATCAATTTAAACTATGGCAAAAAAGAAAGATAAGTTAGCAGAGGGCAGGTCAACATCATTTGATCCAGACCTGTTAATAAAGATTGAGCAACAGGCTAAAGAAGAAGGAAGGACATTTAGTGGGATGGTAAACTTTATGGCATTAAAATATTTGAAAGATATATTTTCGGAAAAACAAAATCAAAATAAAGGGATGTAAAAATTAAGGATAAAACGAAAAATAAAATGGAAACAGGAATTGAACAACTTTTAGGCAAGACATTAACTGCCGTAGTAAAAAACAAAGACAATGATGAAATCATTTTCACTGTTGATGATGGAACTGAATACAAAATGTATCATAGCCAAGATTGTTGCGAAAGTGTATTAATAGATGATATCAATGGTGACTTAAATGATTTAGTGGGTAGCCCTATTTTGGTTGCAGAAGAAAATAGTTCAAGTGAACATACGCCTGAACAATTAGCTGAAAAGGAAAAAGAAAAGCAAGAGAAAGGCGATGACTATGATAATTATGAAGAAAGTTTCACTTGGACATTCTACAAATTAGCAACCATAAAAGGATACGTTGACATTCGTTGGTACGGTTCATCAAACGGCTATTATTCGGAGGGTGTAGATTTCATAAAAATTGGTTCGGAGAACGATTGGTAGCTATTGACTGTAACTATGTTATAATGTCAGGTCAAAAAATTGCACCAAAAATTAATTCAAAATAAAGGGTTATAACCCATTATTCACATTAAAAACACATACCATGAAAAACAAAATGAAAACAAAACAAGAACTTGGAAAAATATCATATTTTCTAAGAGGTGTAAGAAAACAAAGTGGTGGCCAGTCAGGAACAAGAAAATCCATAAGAAGGGTTTCCGGTATTCAGAGTTCACTTCCTTCATCCACTAAAATTGGTGGAGGTGATGCATACAGAATAAGAAATATCAGAATGACACAAAATAAATAACAACAAGTGTGGGCATGACTACAAATAAACAAAAGCTGGTTGGTTCCAAATTTCGGAGCAATTCGGAGGTCTTGGTTCGATTCTCGCCCACACTTGTATCTTCTCAAAATAAAGGGTTCGATTTATTAACAATTAAATATATGAAAACTATGAAACTATTAGCAGACATCCTTGATGAACTAACACCTAATGAATTTTTTATCCTTGTCTTTGTGGCAAGAGAAGCAACAAATGGTATAACCTATTTTTCAATGAGTGAAGCACAGAAAGTTTCAAAAATTGATGATGTAGAAGAAATAAAAAGATGTATTGATAGGCTTATTGAACTTGAGTTTGTTGAATTCAGAGATGTGGAGGGTCAATACATTAAAATTAAAGTGATCAATAAAAAAATTAAACCTTCCAATTTAAGGCATAAACCCTTTATTCCCCCAACGTTTGAGGAGATAAAAGCATACCTTGAAATGGTTAAGGTGAGAAATGGGTATGATATTCCACCGGAAAGGGTTTATGAATACTATGGTGATAGTAATTGGATAGACAGCCAGGGTAATCCTGTAAAAAATTGGAAAGCCAAAATATTGAACAATTGGCTTAAGCCACAGTATAAGGTTAATACCAAAAATAATAATGCTAAAGATAACACCTACAAACAGTGGGGCAAAGCCTAAATAAAGGGTTCAAACTAAAATTTTACAACCATGTTTAAATTAGCTAAAATACTTAATTACATATCCGAAAACAGGGATTGTGTTTACATTTTAATATTTGCCTTATTGGCTGTAATAGCTATTATTGCTGTTGTTTTTTATTCTATAAGTTATGGTACAAACCCCTTATAAATGGAATAAATACATAGCCAATAAGGGCAAATGTGATTTCTGTGGGGTAAAGAGGGATTATTATAACTGCCGGATAACAACAGATGGGTTTCTTGCTTGTCGCACCTGTTATAATAATAAAGGGTCAAAAACAGTGGAGGAGTTCAGGGAATATATAAGGGGTTGCATCCGCAAACTTAAAAACAGGAGGATGCCACCGGAATACAGGATAGCCTCACGCTATGGAGCTGCAACACATAACCATTATTTTCTATTCTCTTTTGAAAGAAAACTAAAAAAAGCAAAAGAAAAACTCAGGAACAAAAAATGAAACAGGATTTACTCTCTATATTGGATTATGACAAGATACCTCCACAGGATATTGCAATGGAAGAAGCAGTGATTGGTGGGATATTAATAGAATCATTAGCATTTGATTTAGTGGTAGATATTTTAACCCCTGATTCATTTTATAAAGAAACCCATAAATTCATATATCAGACTATATTCAACCTCAACAAAAAAAACAAAGAGATTGATATTCTAACGGTAAAAGATGAACTTCAAAATAATGGGTTATTAGAAAAGATTGGTGGGGCATACTACCTAACTACCTTAACACAAAGAACATCATCTATTGCCTCCATACAGGAATGGGCATTAAGGATAAAAGAAAAATACATACGAAGATTATTAATACAAAAATCAACAGAAACAAGAGATTCAGCCTATGACGAAAGCAAGGACTTAGAACACACACTTGACATGCTTAATATTACGATTGATACTGTTAATAAAGAAACAACAATCGGAACAGGATTAACCCATATATCCAGCATAGCTGTTAAAGCAAGCGAAGATTTAAACCATAAGATTGAAAAAGCCAATAGAGGAGAGGTTCTTGGTGTACCTACCGGACTTACAAAGCTTGATAGTATGACATTAGGGTGGTTGCCAGGGCTTCTTATTATCATTGCAGCCAGGCCTTCATTGGGTAAAACAGCCTTTATGATTAAATTCGCTAAGATAGCAGCTAAAAATGGGTATAAAGTGTTAATCTTCTCTATTGAGATGAATGAAATAAGTTTGGTTCATAGGCTGATTCTTTCTGAAACCACTGTTGACCATGAAAAATACAGATCAGGAAAAGGCATAACTGAAGATGAAATGATGCAAATAAAGGGTTCATCAAAAATCATTGCGGATCTGCCTATTTACATTGATGATAATCCCTATGCCACAGTATCATATATGCGAAGCCATGCAAGAATAAGAAAGAAAGCAGGGGAATGTGATATGATCATGGTTGACTATTTACAAATTGTAACCCCACAAAAAGAAAAAGGCAGATCAAGGGATGAAGAAGTGGGAACCATTACCTCAGGGTTAAAAGCCATTGCCAAAGAACTTAAAGTTCCGGTTATTGCCCTTGCTCAATTAGGAAGAAAAGTGGAGGACATGAAAGACAATAGACCCAAGCTTTCCACATTAAGAGAATCAGGAAACATAGAGGCTGATGCTGATATGGTATTGGGAATACACCGACCAAATTATTATGGTGATTTATTTATTGATGAATATGTAGGAGGTAGATCAATAAGTGTATCTGCAATAAATAGGGGACATCTTATTGTACTTAAACATAGGGATGGGCCTGTGGGATATATCCCATTTTATTATTCCGATAATTTAGCAGTGATAGAAGATGCGGATTATAAAGAAAGGGTTGCAGTAGATTATGACCCTGATACATATATTAAACCAGTGGGAGATGATGAAGATCTTCCTTTTTAAACCCATTATTCAAACATGATAAATTTTTTACTACATAAAGAAAACGCTAAATTCCTAAAGTTCCTGTATGATTGTCCAAAGGATAAATGGTTAACAATAAATAAGGGGTCATACAAACAATGGGATGAAATAATTGTTAAGATAATGAATAATGGGTTCTTTAGATTTGAGTGGATTTTTAATTTATCCCCGGAGCAGATGGTGATGATTGCAAAATTCTTCGAGATACCCCTTCCTGAATGGCATAAGGCAATACATAATGGGAAAATACATAAAGACAAGATGTTTGATGATGACAAAAAAAGACACCTGTATTTAACTATCAAAAAATTCATCTTTAAATTTTCTAAGGATAATACACAATTTATAAAAGAATCAGTTAAATTTTAAAAACATGGAACAAAAAATCAAACCTGAAGAATTTTTTCTTTACAAAGGAAAGACCTATGTAGCCAGGATGGTTACAGACACAAAGGTGGTGGGTGTATTAAGACGATCATCAGAAACAAAAACAGGGTTTATGGAATGTGATATTTCAGAAATAGAACGCCCTGTGCAGGTGATATGCAAAATGCTTGCGGTACCTTCAAAGCCAAAGAAAGGAGATATAATCAGGGTATGGGCTAAAGGTTCTGATATACCCACTATCTCCCGAATGGTAATGCCAATAGAGAATAAGGGGTTTCTCGAAAATCATAAGGTAGAGAGATTGTTGCCTTTCTTTTTCGGATTGGAACACCGGGAAATACTCGAAGGAAGTTATTTTAGCTTATCACAATTTGCATTATCAGAATCAATGCACAAATGGCTACTTGGAAAACCAACACCTGAAGGAGCAAAACATCTTAAAGATAATTACATAGTAGAGGTAGAATTTACTAAAGGAATGGTAGTGGTGCATAATGTGGAAGGGGAATCCATTCCTGTGATTAAAACTAATATCACCGACGGGGAAAATGAATGGTATGTGTAACGTTTAGTATATGAAAAAAATTTATTTAACAACAAGGGCATATCTCATTCAGTAGAATGGTTGAAATGCTAAATGAGGAGGCAAAACGTGAAATAACAGCAGAAGAAGCTGGATTATTTTCAAGACCTGAATGTGTTTGTGAACTACCCACACACTAAAAAGATGTGTGGGCTTCCTGCACAACGCATAGCCTAATGGCTTACGTTAGCGTACAAAGGGTTGTCCCTAACCCCAAAATTCTTTATATTATATGCAGCATTCAAATCCCTATCTATTGAATTATTACACTTATCACAATTGTAAGTTCTATCTGAAAGTTTTAAATCTTTCTTGTGATTTCCACAATTAGAACATACTTTACTGCTTGGTTCAAATCTGCCAATTACAACAAGATTTTTACCTTGCCATTCAGTTTTATATTCAAGCATTGTTCTTAATTGTCGCCAACCCATTTCAGATATGGCTTTAGCTAAATTATGGTTCTTAACCATATTACTAACTGCTAAATCTTCTAATACAATTGTGTTATACGTGTTTACTAATTCAGTAGATATTTTATGCAAGTAATCAGTCCTTTGGTTACGGATTTTTTCTTGCAATAATGCTACTTTTAATTTTTGTTTTTCTCTATTTATTGAACCTTTCTGTTTTCTTGCAAAGCTTCTCTGTTCAACTCTTAATCTTCTTTGTTGCGATTTGAAAAAGTTTTTATTTTCATACACCACACCATCAGAAGTAATTGCTAAATCTTTAATCCCAAAATCAATACCAACAGATGTTTCGGATTTAATTGGTTTTTGCTTTGGTTTTTCTATTTGTGTATCAACCAATATTGATACAAAGTATTTACCAGTAACAGTTTTGCTTAATGTAACTCTTTTTGGTAATCCTTTGAACAATCTATGATAATCAATAGCAACCTCTTTTAATTTAGGTAATTTTAAAATGTTGTTATCAAAATCAACCTCAAAACCTTGTGGAAATGTAACTGACTGCTTAGAGTATCTATTCTTGTATTTAGGAAACTGACCTTTGCCTTTAAAAAAGTTTTGATATGCTGTATCTAAATTGATAATACTATGTTGTAGTATTTGACTTGGACATTCTTTAATGTAATCAAATTCCTTTCTTAATTCTGGAAGTTGTTTAATTAAATCATATTTAGATATTGATGTTTTATTTGAAGCATACGCAACAGTCTTGGTCTCTAAACCAAGATTATATACCAATCTATTTACACCAAAATACCTTTGTAATTGGTTTTTTTGGTCATCCGTTGGGAATATTCTGTATTTGTATCCTTTAAGCATATATTATTAAATAGTCTAAACTTTTGTAAAAGTACAACATTTTTATCTAAATTACAAGTTTTGGTTAAATTTATTTTATTTGATACCGTATTTTGTTTAAATCATTCCGTCTTTGGTTGTAAATAATTTAAACAAAATACTACATTATGCAATCAAATTACATTTCTACAAATCATTCAAAACACTATTTAAAATGTCATCTAATTCTCGTTACTAAGTATCGTAAAAATATGTTAGTTGGTCAATTAAATGATGATTTAAAAGATATATTCAGTTCCATAGCAGATAACTCAGATTTTGAAATAGAAGTTATGGAGTCTGATGTAAACCATATTCATTTCTTAATTAGGTACATACCTCGCCTATCTATATCCCAAATGGTTCGTAGGCTTAAACAAGAATCTACTCGTCAGTTATGGTTATTGCATCATACTACTTTACGTCAGTATTATTGGTATCGTAAAATACTTTGGAGTGATGGGTTCTTCGTTTGTTCAATAGGTGAAGCAAGTCCAGATACTATCCGTCAATATATTTTAAGCCAAGGTTAATCATACCTTTGTCGCTTACATCCCATCCACGCTAAAAAGCGATGAATGGGTTTTACGCTCCTTTTTATCAATAGGTATGATAATAACAGCAGCAGGAACTAAGCATCCCAGAGAAAGCCTGCTTCCATTTTCATTATAGTGTTCACAATCCATACATTCAACATCTTTTGTCATTGTAGCTGTATTCAAATGATCACACTCCGCATTAATATAATCACATCTCATAATTTATTATTTTAAGATTTAATAACTTCATTTCATCAGAATAATGGGTTACAGATAAAAGCTTTCAAACATTATTACTACAAATGACCTTACATATTCAAATAATTCTTTTTTTCCTTCCGGCATTTCCTTTCCTGGTTCACAACTCATAAAATATATCAGGGCTGCATCGGTGTGCAGGGCAGAGGCTATATCTGTTAATGTAGTATATGTAGGATTAAATCTACCATTTTCTATTTGGTTCATAGATGTTGTACTCAATCCACACATCTTGGCCAGTTCTTTTTGTGATAACCCTTTATTCTTTCTTAGTTTTGTTATTGTAGCTCCTATATTCATAACTTTATAATTTAAAAATTTAAGACAAACTTAATAAAAATTACATTAATTCCCGATCGGCGCATACATTTTGTATCTTATCGTGTAACCATTAATCATATTTCCTTTTTTTATGGCCCGATATACCTTCATCCTACTTACCCCAAAGTGCTTCAATAGGTCATTTATACTACTAAAATAAAGGGTTTCAGAAGAATTAAAGGCTTCCATCTTTCGCATTGTACCCTTATCATTAACCAAAGCAGCTATATCTTCAGGCATCTTCAGATCATAAAAGGTTTTTTCATCAATAGTGTTGAATTTACAAAATGTCTTTTTTACATATTCAAGGTTTTCAACGCAATTATTCATCCTATTGCAATCTATATGACTTATAGCATACCCATCAGGCATTGGTTCCAGAAAGTGAGAAGAAACCAAAACATGGGCATAATAATGGGTTCCTTCTATAAAATACCTAACATAACTATACCTCCCCACAATAATGGGTTTCAAATATCTCTTTAATACATAAGAATAAACCAACCCCATATCTGTTATTCCATATCTATTACCCATTCCTATCATATACACTATCATAACTACATCTATTTAATTAAAACCTATTAATACACTCAATACAAATCCATCCTCTGTTATTCGATATTTTCCATCTGTCCCTCTTATTATTATTCCTTTATTCATAATTAATCACATTTTAATTATACAAATATATGCAATTAATACAATATATCCAAACTTATTTATGTTTCACTTATATTATACCCATATTATTAGATGTACAAAAATAAAATATAAAATAAAAATGGGATTTTGTGGATGTAGTCGATATATATAGGGTACACACCAGATGTGGCGCAAAATGCGGATTTGCGGGGGTGTGGGGGTGTTTTCGGAATCGCATAAAACAAACGAAATGCAGTGCTAATAATATATATATGATCTTGCCTATTGCGTGGAAAGCATATATTGTTATATATTGTATGAATCATAATCTTAATTATTGGGCTTATTCCGTTTCCCTAACTGCCTGATAATCACTCGTGCAAGACAAATGAGAGTATAAGAATGCAGAAAGCGAATGTAAATAGGGCAATTGTGGACAGGTTGGCAGGTGTTCAGGTTGTGTCCTGATGGTTGTGTAATTAGTAGAAAAATTGGCATCCAGGGCGCAAGATAGGACACAAAAAAAGTAATAATTACCCTTAATTCATTGAATTTACGTATATTTATTAAATTTGAATCACAATTTTAAATTGAAAAAAATTAAATAAGCAATAAAACAACAATGTCAACAAGAAAACATAAGCAGCATAGCTATATAATAGATACAATACTAAGGAGCTATAATATAAGTAATACAATAGGTCTTAAGTATAATGAGATAATACTCTTAGTTTCATTATTTTATAGAACCCTTTATTTTGATTGTACTTTTAAAAGTACAGTTGAAAACATAACTATAATAACAAACATAAGATATAATACTGTCAGTATGCTATTAAATGACTTAATCAAATCTAAATATGTAATTAAAATCGGATTAATATATAATATTAGCGATAAAGGTAAACATCTCATAAAAAACTATCTGGCTGTAGTAGAATCTACTAACTTATATTTAAAATAATCCGAAACCCCTTATTTCCATATTTTCCTCATCCTTCGCAAAAATCCGACAAGTCGCACAACCGGGTCAATATAAAAGCTGATCTATATCATGCTGTTGTATGTTCTATAACAGGTATTAAGTTGATGGAACCCATTATTTTGATTTTTCATGAATTTTTATTCATTTGTAATTATTTGAATATCAATAGATAAAGTATTTTTTAACAAAATAAATGTTAAAATATTTGCAGAATGATTGTAATGGGTATAGATTTACATAACAAATTCATTCACTAAAAAAATTAGCAATGAAAAAAATAGAAATTATGAACTTATTCGCTGAAAATGAGGTGAAAAGTACAAATGTAAAGAGTTTTATTAATAAAAATAAAGCTTTAAAATTGAATTACGAAATATGTCTTAAATGGCTAAAAATAAAAGAAAGCAAGGAAAGTGAATTTTTATCAAAAAAACAACAAACAAGACAAGCAAAACAATTCGGGTTTTCAGTTAAGAAATATATTGTATTAAAAGAAAAATCAGAGCGTTTATTAAATGATTTTTTCACAGGGCATTCAATGGGATGTTATAGAACCCTTTCCCTAATAGGAAATAGAACACCTTTTGCAACAAATAATATTCTTAGTATTTATTCTAAGAGTTACAAATTTAAGCCGAGTTATGGTGAAATAAATATAATTTTAACTAAAAAAGAACTTGAAAATATTGAAAACATTGCCGGAGTTTGGACAATAAAAGGTAAACATCATGCTGCTAAATGGTTGGAATCACGTGGGAATAAACAAAGTTATAGTGTTAATTTTGTTTCCGGTTATTTATTTGCAGATATTCATGGGAAAACGTTAAAAGAAGCAAAGGACTTATTTGGCAAAAGATTAGTACAATTAAAAAGAGAAAAATTATCAAATGCGAAATTTGTAGGGTATAAACATTTAAAAGAAGCTGGGGCATGTGATCCAGGAATTAATTCATTTATTGAAAAACATAAACTAAATAAAGAGTATGGTTATAATTTGGGGTATTTAAAAAGCCTTGAATATAATTCATTTTTAGATAAATTATAATCCTGCCAGTTTCGCTAATTCTGACAGGATTAGCAGGCCCCGGACTGAAACAAATCCGGGGTTTTGGTAGTGAAAAATGTTTATTAATTAAAAAAAAATAGCCATGAAAACCTACAAGTCTTATATTAAAGAATATAATCTAAAAGTTGAAGAGCGAAACACAACCTTTGAAAAGGTAAAGATCACAACTGTCATTGATGCAGCTAACTATATAAGAAAGCATTTATATAGTGACGATTTAATTATTTACGAATTATTCTTTATGTTATTGCTAAACCGGGGAAATAATGTAATCGGATTTGTAAAAATAAGTCAGGGAGGCTTAAGTGGAACGGTAACAGATGTACGAATGATTTGTAAATATGCTATTGATACACTGGCAACAGCTGTAATTATAGCACACAACCACCCATCCGGGAATGAACAACCAAGCACCCATGACATATCAATGACTACTAAAATACAACAGGCATTAAAATTATTTGATGTGACATTATTAGATCATGTCATTATTACTGAAAATAATCACTATTCACTTTCTGACAATGGTATTTTTTAACCCATTATTTTAACTTAACAATTAATATCATGAAAATAAATAACACAATAACCGAAGTAAGAAAATCAGGGAATAGATTATTAAAAAAAAGTAATAGCAGAATATCTGTAATAGTTTTAACACCTTATTCCACAACAAATGCAAATTATGGGATCCAATTTTGGACAACTGAAATGATTAAAATTGGTACTTCAATAAATACAGACAACACAATCAGCACATTTATAGAAAAATTATAAAAACATAAAACATGAACTCAAAAAACTTATCTAAAATAATTAAAGGCACAAATGCAGCCTTTGTTAATAAACTTTCTGATGCTGAATGTGAAAAACTTGCAAAAGAAATATTACAAACAAATAAAGTAATAAGTAAAGAACCGGAACCCATTATTTTCTTCTGTGAAAATTGTGGAAGTAAAAACATAGAGCAAAAGATATGGGTAAATGCTAATACAAATGAAAAATTTGGTACTATTAGCGCAATGGATGATCGCTGGTGTTGTGATTGCGAAGAACATGTAAATTTTGTAACAGATCCGAAATTAATTGAACTACCATTTTAAAACTAAATACTATGAAAACAAAAGCAGAATTAACCGGTAGAAAAAAAATTGTAAAATTGGTAACTGGATTGAATTATTATTCAACTAAACAAACAATACCGGTATTAGGGAAACTCCCTTCTAAAAAAATAAATAAAGGTTCTGATCATTCAGATTGGGGAATAGATTTAGGACTTAGAAAAGCAACAATAACTGAAATAACAGTTGATAAATTTGATCCACAAAATTATTGTTCAATTATAGTTGATGGAGCTGTTTTACTAAAAGAAATTGATTATTAATTACCATTTTTAAACCCCTTATTATGAAAACAAACGAATTGTTATATAGAGCAGAAAATAGAGGATGCTTTTTGGAATGTACCTGTGTTAATATAAATCAAAATACATGGGATGAATTAATGAAAAATAATACAAAAGCAAATCAAAAACAAGCTGTAAAAATTGCTTTATTAGCTGGTGTTATTGATGAACATGAAGCAAAAAAAGAAATAAAAAACCCCTGGTATAATCCATATAATCATTATAAAACTAAAACACATTTAATTTATGTTCATTCATGTATAGAACATTTTATAAAAATTAATTAGAAACCCCTTATTTTTCACTTAATAAATATAGATATGAAAACAAAGAAAATTAAAAAAAGATTAGAATATTTAAGGCAGGAGATAAAAGGTGAGTGCATAAGTTATGGAGAGTTAATGGAATTAAAAGCATTAGCAAAATATATCAATATTTGCAACCGGGAAAATAACTACAATTGAAATAAGGGAAAGTATAATGGGTCAAAATGGAAAAACTATTTCAATTGCATTTAAAGGAATGGATCCGGCAAAAGTGAAAGAACTAATTCTTAAAAATTTATAAGCCATGACATACCAAATAATCTTTATTCAGGATACGCAGAAACCCATTATTGAGATAGTAAATAATGATACAATTCAGGATGCTATAAATAGTCTTATTGCCTTATATGGTAAAATTAAAATAATCAGAATTAAAATAATTTAATACTTGGAAAACATGAAAGCAATTAATGAACATATTCAGGTATATGCGATATGGGTAAATGGAAGGGATATTGAAGATATTAATCAATCTTTTCCTGTCAATACTAATATTGATACTAATATATGGCATAGTGATTTTAAAAAAGCGGTAAAAGATTATTTTAATGCTAAAGTAAAAGATTCTGAAGGTGAGTATGGATGTTACTCAGAAATATATAAGGACTATCATGTTGGATTATTTTCAATTGATATTAATATTAAAGAATTTGAAAATAAATTTGATTTGGATTTTGATATTAATAATGAAGATGTACAAGATATAATTCCTAATTATGTAAATTATGATTTTAATGTTGTTGCCGAAAGAATAGGAAAATTTATTAAATCAAAATAAAGGGTTATAACCCCTTATCTTAAAAACCTAAAAACGATTTTAACATGGAAATAACAAAGGAAATAAAACAGACAAACGATTTACTAAGGATGATAGTTAAAAATGAAAATTTGACCCCTCTATGCCTTAGATTAATCGAAATTAGAATTAAACTTAATGAACTAACAATTAAAAAACAGTAATATTATGAAAAAAGTAAAAGGTTATAAAGCTTATAATAAAGGCTTAGTTTGTAAAGATTTTCAATTTGAAGAAAATAAAACATTTACAATTGAAGGAGAACCCATTATTTGTCAGAAAGGGTTCCATTTTTACGAAAATCCTCTTGATACACTTAATTATTATGATTTGTGCGAAAGTGAATTTACCACCGTAGAAGCAATAGGAAATGTAACTCATAATGAAGATACCAAAATAGCAACAAATAAAATTAAAATAGGTAAAAAGCTAAGTTTACATGAATTTATAAATGCAAGTATAGCTTATTTAATAGAACAAAATAAAATTGAAGCTGCATCGGGAAATTATAGTAAACTGGCTGCATCGGGAGATTATAGTAAACTGGCTGCATCGGGAGATTATAGTCAACTGGCTGCATCGGGAGATTTTAGTAAACTTGAATTAAACGGTAACAAATCGGTAGGTGCAAACATTGGAATAAATGGAACAATAAAGGGAGTTAAGGGTTCATGGATAACCTTAGCAGAATATAATTCTAATTACGAATGTATATGTATAAAATCTGCAATTATTGATGGTATAGAATTAAAAGAAAATACCTGGTATAAATTAAAAAAAGGATTATTCACTGAAACAAACAATTAAATATATAGAAAATATGGAAACAACTAAATTAATTGCCTTTCTAAAGAAAGCAAAACAGGTGAAGAACAAAACAGATATTCCTATTTGTGATTATATTCTGATTAAAGATCAGGAAATGAATGTTACCAATTTGGATATATTTTACAAAATGTATTTTAGCGAACTCGATATGAAATGTATTTGCCTTATCCCTTTTGATTATTTGTACAAAATCGCAACAAAGGTAAATAAGGGGAAAATAAACCTGAACATATCGGGTGAAATAATCACAGAAAAGGGAACATTTAAATATGATATATCAGACATGAATGTTGCTAATGCCAATGATGGTAAACTAAAAAGGGAATACATGGGTTCGTAATTATGAAAAAAACACTAACTTTAATAAAAAAAAGTGGAAACAGTAAATAGTACAACAAAGAAAATAGATAAAAAAAATGCTAAGATATTTGTTTTGTTAATTTTTATTTTTGGTTTAGTTGCTTTCTTTAGCTATTTGATTGAAAATTATGAACCCATTATTTCGGATAAACCCGAACCCATTCTTGAAGGATGGGAGGAAATAAAAATTGTTGACTAACGGTGGTGGTATGGTTAGTTGCCGATTGCGGACGACACACTATCCATCGACACAGAATTACAAGCGGGTGGTAACGCTTAAAATTAGTACTAATACGGCAATTAACTATACCACGGGTTAGCTGCTGGGCTTTATTAAAATCAAAATGAACTTATACGAAATAGAAGGAAAACTAAGAGACAAAGCAGACAAATGGGAATTGCATAATGTCCAAAATGAAAATCGGGAATTGAAAAGCAAAATACACGAACTGGAAAGGAGGATAGGCAATTTAGAAGGAGTAAATAGCAATAAGAATTATTTGCTTGAAAGGCTTTTAAACTTGCTTGCAGAAAACGTTTCCCTAAATGAAATATCAAATGAACTTTACGAGCTTCGGGGCAGTCTTTAGCCTTGCAGCTAACGACTACGGCTATGCACATGTAATTTTAACGACTTAAAAACGAGGAATAATGACACAAGAAGAATTTAACAAAGCACCGTTATTAAACCAAATACTGTACGATGAAACAGGTATGTTGGTAGAGAACCACCCAAGTATTGCCGAAGCTATGGAGAAATACCACCAAGCTAAGTTAAAATTATTGGGTATAGCCGATGTATCTGTAAAAATTACGGATATGATACACATAATTAACTTTGTAGTAAAATCATTGGCAACAGTAATATTATTTTTTCCAATTGGTGGATGTTTGACATTACTATCAATAGTATTTTGGGATGCAAAGTATCTCGAAGTTGGGAATGATATATTGGAAAAAATGATATGGAAGAAAAGGCAGTAATTTTCACTGTGCCTAACGTGACGCAAGTATGAGTAGTGCGACTTTGGAACACGAAACTTTGAATTAATAAAAGAACTAATAACAAATATTTTATGGCTTGGAAAACCGACAAACTTCCTTTAGAATACCTACAGCAAAGAGTAAGGTATTATGAAAAGGCAATCAAGAAAACAAAAAAATTAAAAGAAACGGGTTTGATTGTTGGCGATATAGAATACACAGACGAAGATTTTGAGAGGTCTATAAAAAATTGTGAATACCTTTTGAATGAATTTAAAAAAGCAAGCTATCTAATTGCTGAAAATATGGAATAAAATATTTGTTATGGCATTTGGAACACTAAACTCGATTTTAAGCACAGCAGTAAGCATTACTTATACTTGTTAGTTGCAGTACTTTATTTAAAATTAATTGATTATGAAATATATGGGAAGCAAGGCGAGATTTACAAAAGAGATTTTGCCGATTATTTTAAAAGATAGAACAAACGAGCAGTGGTACATTGAGCCGTTTGCTGGAGGTATGAACGCAATTTGTGAGGTTGGGGGCAAACGAATAGCAAACGATATTCATTACCATTTAATTCAAATGTGGAAAGAACTTGTTAGCGGTTGGATTCCAAAAAAGATTACCAAAGAAGAATATTTAGAAGTAAGAACAGACCAGAGCAAATACCCTGCATATTTTGTTGGGTGGGTTGGTTTTAACTGCTCTTATTCGGGCAAATGGTTTGGTGGATTTGCTGACGACTACCCTGAAAGTAGAAGAAATAAAAATGGAATTTTACCAAATTACCAAATGGAAGCAATAAACAACGTCCCTAAACAGGTTGAAAAAATGAAAGGTGTAATATTTCAAAATAAACCATACTATAAATTGGATTTGCCACCAAACAGTATTATTTATTGTGACCCACCATATAAAGGCACAACTAAATATGCTAATAACTTTAACCATATCATTTTTTGGAATTGGGTAAGAAATATAAGCAAACAAGGACACACTGTATTTGTGAGTGAATACAATGCACCTTCCGATTTTAAATGTGTTTGGGAAAAAGAAACAAATAGTCAACTATCAGCAAACGGCAAAATTGGAGGCAACAAAGTATCAACGGAGCGTCTTTTCTTGTATTGCAACTAACGGACGGGTATAAACCATCGTTTTAATGTGGTTTATACCTTGTCAGCAACTGGCACGGTTAAATTAGTAAAAACTTAAATTAAAGTTATGAATTTATTAGAATTATTTGCAGGATCGAGAAGCGTGGGAAAAGCAGGTGAACAATTAGGAATGAATGTTTTTTCAGTCGATTGGGAACAATACGAAAATATAAACCTTTCAATTGATATTGGAGAATTAACAAAAGAAAATGTACCTTTTATTCCCGATGTAGTTTGGGCTTCACCTGATTGCACTACTTACACAATTGCTGCAATAAGCACACACAGAAATAAAACAGAACCAAAAAGCGATTATGCTAAAAAATGCGATACCGTAAACCAACACTTTATTGGATTAATTAAAGAATGGTTGGTTATAAATCCAAATATGGTATTTTTTATTGAAAATCCAAGAGGTATGATGAGGCATATGGAATGGATGCAAGAATTTAAACGACATACTGTTTGGTATTGCCAATATGGAGATGATAAGGCAAAGCCAACAGATATTTGGACTAATTCAAAAACTTGGATACCACGACCAGAATGCCACAATTACAAGTATGATAAACAAGGTAATGTAATTAATAAACATTGCCACCACGAAAGTGCAAGGCGTGGAGCAAAAACAGGAACACAAGGCAGAAACGGACATTATGAACGATCAAAGATTCCACACGAACTTTGCAATGAGGTACTTCGTAGTGCTTGTTGCTAACGTTGAAGCTATGACCAGTAAAGGATTACGGAGCGATGAATTATCAAAATACACCGAACTGGATGTGAGCTACAACGTTGGATTACCCACTAAAACCTTTATTGGTTATAGCTTGTGTTAGCAAATCGGCTTTTATTATTAATTAATTTAAAATCAAATAAATATGAGAGAATTAAATTTTAAAGCATGGGATAAGTCTCAAAGATATATGGCTTATCAAGGAAATCCAGATTTAGAAACACTATCGAGTTTTATGTTTCATTTTGGGGATGACATTGTAATGCAATCAACTGGGTTTAAAGACAAAAATGACCGTGAAATTTTTGAAGGTGATATATTGAGCGATTGGAATGATGTTGATGGAAAACAAGTTCAGTCTTTTATACAAGTTTTTTGGTGCAATCAGTCGGGAGCATGGAAATTAGACAACTCATTTAAAAATGATATGTCAAGTGGCGATTTGTTAAGTGATGAATTGTCTGATTTTGCTTATGAAATCACTGGCAACATATATGAATCGCCTGAATTGTTGCAGCGGTCTGTTTAAGCTGTTTGCTAACGAACGGTGGTATGGTGCGGCTTGTGTTGCGCCTTCGGCAAGCTGCATTATACCACATGTTAGGCACAGCACTTATTTTTTAATCTAAAATTAATCGAAATATGAGAATATTATTAGCGTGTGAAGAAAGCCAAACCGTAACAATTGAAATGCGAAAACTAGGACACGAAGCATTTAGTTGTGATTTATTAGAGTGCTCAGGTGGACACCCCGAATGGCACTTACAACAAGATGTAACAGAACTATTAAAACAGCACTGGGATTTAATTATTGCTTTTCTACCTTGTACATTTTTAACAGTTACCGGGAATAGATGGTTTAATATTGAAAGATATGGTGAAAAAGCAATCCAACGCCACAAAGACCGTGAATTTGCAATTAAGTTTTTCAAAATGTTTGCTGAGTCTAATTGCGAAAGAGTTGCAATTGAAAATCCAGTAGGCATAATGAGTAGTGAATGGCGAAAACCCGACCAAATTATCAATCCTTTTCAGTTCGGTGATGCGTTTGAAAAAAAGACTTGTTTATGGCTAAAAGGTCTTCCGAAATTAGAACCTACAAACATAGTTGAGCCACCTAAACGAACGGAGTTTGCAAGTGGTAAAAGTATGCCAACTTGGTACGCAGATGCTTGGAGACTTCCAAAAGAGGAAAGAGCAAAATTAAGGTCAAAAACATTTGAGGGGATTGCGAAGGCTATGGCGATGCAGTGGGCTTCCTAGTATTGTGCCTAACGTTTTGCGTATAAGAGATGTGGCACTTATACGAATGTTTAAATCAAGGCACAAAGCCCAATGTGCCATATCTTTTATACGCTGTTATGTGCTGGGCGGTTTATCAGCACTAAATTTAATTTAA